ATGAGCAAACACAACGGGGGTCCCAAGCTGCCATCCCCCGAAGCCGAGGCGATCGCCACCCTCGGGCAGGCGATGTACGGCGCCCGCTGGCAGTCGGAGTTGGCTTCGGACATCGGGGAGAGCCCCCGCGTCCTGCGGTTCTGGCTGTCCAGCGACCGCGTCCCGCCCGTGATGGCCTTGAAGCGCGCCCGGCTAGCCGCGCGGCGCCAGGTCGCCAGGATCCAGCGCGCCCTCGATGCGCCGGAGCCCCCGGCGGCTTAGGGCACCTTGCGGATGAGGACGGCCCGGCCGTTCGTCGGGCACCCATCCAGCCAGATCTGCATGAAGGGCGACATCCCCCTCATCGCGAGGACGAACCGCCCGGGCAGCGCCGGATCCGCGGAATGCCCCTCGACGAAGCCGTCCTCGGCCGGCGCGATCCCCCGGTACCTGAACATCTCGACCGGCCGCCTCTGGTCGCTCCCGTCCAGGCAGACGAGCTCCCACCGCACGCCCGTCGGCCCGGGCTCCCACCGCAGGTTCGCCGTCCGCCCCGCGCCGTCGGCGAGCTTGGTCGTGAAGGCGGCCGCGGCGGGGACGGCCGCCCCAGCGAGGAGGACGGCCGCGAGGAGGATGGTGCGCATCGTCAGATCTCCAAGATGAAGCCGCCGTCGAAGGCGGGGTTTTCGAGCTTTTCGATCCAGGCCCCATCCCGGCGACGGTGGCTCGTGTCGTGACCGCGAGGGTTCGCAAGGACGCGCGTCCGTCCGACGGTGTAGTCGACGCTCCGGTGAATGTGGCCGTGTATCCACAGGTCAGGCGCGTGCGGTCCTTCCAGCATATCGGTCAAATCCGAGGCATAGGCGGCATCGATCATCTCGCGAACCTCACCGTGCAACAGGCTCCGCGGGTGCGGAGCATGGTGCGAGACGACGAACCTTGGCCCGTCCCACGCCTCAGCCAAGGCGCGCTCGATCCGGGCGCGGTGCTCCCGGTGGAGCGCCTCGGCGGCGAGCGGCCTGAAGGGCGCGGGGGTCCCCCGCGCATCGCGGCCCTGGATCAGCCGATGGTCCCGCATCCCACCTTGGCGATCCCCTGCAGTAGAGAGCGCCAAGGATCGGTTTCCAGTTAGCCTGTAGTCAGTCCATAGCGTCGCCCCGACGATTTGGATGCCCTCGAAATTCAAGATCTGCCCGCAGTCGAGCATGCGAATACCCGCGATAATCGCAGCTTCGCGCGCGACCGCGATCTCGTCGGGGATCCTAGTCCTCCAAAAATCGTGGTTGCCCGGGACGTAGACTGTTCCCCGGGCGCGCGGGACAACGTGCTGGGCGAGCCACGGGATGGCCCGGCGCGTCAGCCCGTCCGCGACGTCGCCGGCGACGAGGGCGAGGTCGCACGTCAGGTCCGCCGGCGGCGTCCAGGGCGACGCGTCGACGTGCAGGTCGCTCAGGATCCAGACGCGCATCGCTCACCTCCCTCAGATCGCGGCGCCCGTGCATCGAAGGCATCGGCACCGCGTCCTCCCCCGGATCGTTTGGATCTCCCCGGGCGCTCCGCATTCTTCGCATATGAAACCTGATAAAATGTCAATGCAATCAATGTATCCATCTACTTCTGGTGAGAAATTACTAGTCGAGATTTCCCACCTGAGCGTGCCGTACTTCTCCTTGATCTCGTGCGTGACGATCCTCGTACTGCTCATGCGTTGCGACAGGAAGTCCGCGGCGCCTTCGACGAGCCAAAACCAGCCGGGGCCGACGCTCGGCGGCCATGGCACGACATCCTGGAATTCGCGGCTCAATCGCGTCTCCCAGTCGATTGGGCAGTGCGGCCGGCCGGTCCTCCAGCGGAATGCGAGCGTCCTGGAGAGAACGTGCAGCACCGCGGTCGCAGGCGCGCTGTGGAGCCGCTCCGGGTCCTTGGCCTTGCGGTCCAGGGACTTCGACGCCGTCCACTCGACGAGGGGTCCAAGTCCTGTCGGTGCGATGCCAGTGACTTGTATAGTCTTGGCGAACCTGTTCTCCTTCAGGGCGCGACTAGCAATCGTATAGAATTCGTCATCGATCATTGGTCACCTCCTCCGGCAGAGGGCTGAAACACAGGGCGAGCTCCTCCGCCTCGCGGGCGAGCTGCAGGCCGGTGAGCGGGGGCAGGATCCCGCCCTCGACGAGCTCCTGGATCCGGAGGACGCGGGCCCGGGCTCCCCGGCCGACCAGGTCACAGACGCGCCCGGTCTCGAACGCATGCGTCAGGGTAGCCGCGATGGCGGCGATCGGTGCGGTCTCCACGGTCGCCTCCCTCAGTGCCGGGGAGCGAGGCGGTCGCGCCCGGCGATCATCGTCTCCACGAGGCGGCGCAGGGGGCGCAGGCTCCCACCCTTCCAGTGCCGTGCCAGGAGGGCGAGCTCGTCCCCGTCGAGGTCGGGCAGCCACGTCGCGTCGAGGCCGCGCTCGGCGCGGATCTCGGCGACGAGGTTGGCCGCGACGACGGGCAGGTGCTCCGGCCCGGGAGCCGGGACTTCGAGGATCCGCAGCCGGTCCCGGAGCGGCGCGGGCACGCCGTCCAGGCTGTTCGCGGTCACGATGAAGCTGACCGCCGACAGGTCGACGGGCGCCTCGATGTACGGGTCGAACAGCGCCCGGGCGCTCTCCCGCTCCAGGAAGGGCAGCAGCGTGTCGGTGAGCGACCCGTTCCGCCGGTCGGGCGATGCCTTCTCGACCTCGTCGACACCGACCACGAAGTTGGCGACGCCTTCCAGCAGCGCGGTCTGGAGAGGGACGGATCCCCGGCCACTGGACCACTGGCGGCTGGTGCCGCCGAACGATCCGTCAGCCGACCCGGCCGCGCTGTAGATGCGCACCGGCAAGCCGAGGCCCTGGGCCACCGCGCGGAGGGCGGCCGTCTTGCCAGTTCCGGGGCGGCTCACGAGCGCGGTCGGCCGGGTCCAGGCGTATGGCGCCCCGACGAGGTCCTGCGCGATCGCCTCGAACACCGGCCGCAGCCACGGGGCCCGAGCCGCGCCCGCCTCGACGAAGACGTGCGGGTCTGGCGCCGGGAGCAGCGGAAGGGGCCGCCCCTCGATCGGCTCGAACTCGGCCCGCGGGCTGTCGCGCCTCTCCTTGGCGTGGATGGCCGGCTTGGGCAGGTGCTGCAGGGACCGGAGGACCACCCGCCCCGCGGACGCCGGCCGCGCAGCCGGGGCCTTCGGCCGGGCAGCGTCGAGGATCGCCCCGAGCGTCGGCAGGTCGTCCTCCAAGCCTGGCAGGTCGTCCGCCTGCGCAGCGCCGCCCGCGGTCGCCCCAGCGCCGCCGCGCAGGATCTCGTCCTCGTCGGCCAGCATTGCCTCAGCCTTGGCGATCGCCGCGAACGCCTTAGCCAGCCCGAGCGCCTTCATGTCGAATGCGGTCAGCCGGTCGAAGTTGGGCCTCGGCTTGTACTTGACGTCGGTCAGGTCCTCCTGCGCATCCGACGCCCACAACAGGGCCGCCCTCAGAGCAAGCCAGCCTCCGCCGACGTCGTGCCCTGAGCTCAACAGCGTCCACGCCAAGTCCAAGCTCCTTGCGCTGCACCATGCGGCTGCGTCCGAGCTCCCGAATGCGGCCGCATGGTACGGGAGAGCTTGCGCCGTCTGATGCAGCCGGTTCGCGAGCGGATCCTCGCGCCCCGCGGCATTGGCCGCGTCCCGCAGAGCCCTTTCGGCCCGCGTCGCGGTCTCCGCGCACGGATCTGCCCAAGCCGCGCGCAGGACCTCCTTGAGCTCACGCGAGATCCCATCGCGTTGCGCCAGCGGATGCAGGAGCGTTTCGACGTCCGCGCGCGCGTCCCACAGGACGAACTCGCCCCCGAACTGCCTCTGCGTGACGGCGAGCGGCTCGCCCGGCTCGCGGGGGCCGGCGTAGCGCTCGGGGTTGAGGATGGCCGCGCGGATCTCCGCCGCGGTGCGGCTGGTCGTGGTCTTCGACATCGGGGGGCTCTCTTGAACGGGGACGCAGCGAGGCGCGCCGAGCTCGTTGGCTCAGGCGGCGGCGGTCGGTTTCCGTTTCAAGGAGGCAGGCATCGGCGGGGGGTATCCCGTTCGAGTGGAGGCCCAAGGTGCCGGCGATCGGGATCCCCTGCAAGCGTGGGATGCCCCTGTGGTGAAGATTTCTCTGGGCTGAATGCACATGCCGCGGGGGCAGTACGAATCAGGGGCTGCGCGATTTTTAGCGAGGAGTCCAGCGCCGAATCGCCAGAAGTGCTACGTTCGAATCCGGGCAGCGATGGAGGCGGCGGATGGGCATGGCAGGCGCGAACGGCGAGGCGGGCGGATCGGCCTCGGTGCCATGGGATCTGATCCGGCAGGTCCTGGAGCGGGGTCGCGCGGACGGCCTCAACGACGTTCAGCTGGCCTCAGGGATCCACACCGTCCTCATGAGCCATGGCCTCCTCGCCGATCCGGAGGCCATCCCTGCCACCGTGGGCGAGCTCTACGACTGGGCGCGCCGGGAGCTCGGAGAGGGCGGCGAGCGCATCGAGTTCAAGGCCTGCAGGTACCAGGAGACCGGAGACATCGACCTCTCGGCCGTGGAGAGCGGCGGCGAGGGAGTGTACGTCAGCGTCGGGGCAGCCCCGACGTTGCGAGCCTTCATATCCAGGATCCGGGAGGAGCAGCCCATCCCAGAGGGGTTGGAGCAGCTCGTGAGGCTTGCCGTCGAGAAGATCCGCCGCCAGCAGGTGGCGGCGTGAGCCTCCCCGAGCTCGTCCTCTGGCTGTCGACCGGCCTCCTCCTCCTGATGGTCGCCCTCGTCGGCGTGGTGGCGGCCCTCGACTGGGCGCTGCCCCGGCGGGACTTCGATCTCGATCGGTTCCTCGCCGAGGCGCAGATGTCCTCAACGAAGGACACCCTTCGGTGAGCGCGCGCATCGAGCGAGGAATCCGCCGGGAACTCCGGCGATCGAAGCTGCCGATCCACGTCCAGCGCCGCATGGCGCGCCGACTGGCTGCGCAGGCCGAGGCCGCCGACCTGCTCGGCTCGATGCGAGCGTCCATCTTCGGCGACGCCGCGCAGCTCGGAGGGGACCCGCAGGCCGCGCGCGCGGCCCAGCAGGGCGCGGCCATGGGGGCGTCCTTCGCCCTGGGGCTGCTCAGCGCCGGCCGCTTCCTGAGCGCAGGCCTCGACCGCCTCCAGGCGCATGTGAACGGGAGCAGGTCGTGACCAGTCCAATGGAACGGCAAGAGACCGTGAGCATCCAGGGCAGGACCGTGCTCCTCCATCGCATGGATGCGTCGGCTTTCGCGGAGGCCATGGTACGCCGCGAGTGGGATGAAGCCCGAGCCCTGCAGGGCCGCGTCCTCGATGCGGAGGGCGAGGAGGTCCTGCTCGCCATGGATCACTTCGGCCTCTGGGACATCCCGGAGCAGGTGCTGTCTCCGATGGTGAGGCATCCCTTCGCCGGGGCGAACCGCAAGGCGAAGCGGGCGGCCGAGGTCAGGGCGAGGAGAGCGAGATGACGATCGTCACCACCCCATCTGGCATCGTCGTCGAGTTCCGGCAGCACGACTGGCAGCCCGGCTTCGCGAGCTACCTGGCGCGCGAGGATGGCGGGTTCGACCCGAACGGCCCGGCGTTCTGCACCCTCAACCTCGGGGCGTTCCTGGCGACCCGGGAGGCCCACGGCGGTGACCACGGCAGCTTCGTCGAGAGCATCGCCGACACCCTCGTCCACGAGGTCATCCACGTCGTGGAGGCCTGGGCGGGCGTCGAGTTCTCCGAGCAGCGCGTCGAGGCCCTGATCGCCCGGTACCGGGGGCACCCGAGCCCCTACGATGGCGACGAGGGCGGCGCCGACTTCGGGCAGGCCCTGTACCTGGCGCGGGAGGAAGGCCGGACGATCCGAAGCCGCGGCCGGCCGGGGACCCGGTACCGCGTCGAGCATGGCGCGATGCGGCGAGACGATGGGGACGGATGGCACCGCCGGTCGCCCGAGCCCGAGGACCTCGACCGGCAGGACTGGGAGGTCGTGTCGTGACCGAGGCTGTCCACGCCCTGGTTCGCTTCGTCCAGGCGACGCCATCATCGCCGGGCGAATGCATCATGCATCTGATCCAGTCGGGGCATCCCCGGCATGCTGCGGAGGCTGCCTTCCGTCAGGCCGTCGACGGCGGCGTCCTGGTGCCGGACCGCTATATCGTCATGCGGGCAGGCCCCGGGGCAGAGGCGAGCGTGCCCCTTGGCGCCCGATTTTCGGAAACGAATTAAGACACTTGTCCGGTTCTGTCTTAATCCGTTTCCGAAATCCGGGGCCCGAGGCGATCCCTCGCCTGAAGGGCCTCCTCGACGAGCTCGGCGACCCTCTGCGCCGCGGCGTGGGCGCGCTTCTCCCGGAGGGCGACGATGCGGGTCGGGGGTTTCCCCGGCGTGGAGACGACCAGGGCGCCGTCGGCGCGCAGGCGAACCATCGCGACGAGGTCCTCCTCGGGGCCGGGGGGCCGCCCCTCCACTTCGTCTATCGATGCGAGCAGGCGACCCCGCTCGGCGCGCAGCTCCTCCATCCGGGCGTCGACGTCGGCGAGGGCCCGCTCCATCCGCTGCAGCGTCCCCTGCCGGACGTCCTCCCTCAGATCGCCCATGTCGCCCTCCCTGCAGGGAGGCATCCTCGGGCCGGCCGGGGCCCGGGGCAAGCCCGGCCGGGTGCGGAGGCTCAGGCGTCAGGCGTCTGGCGGGGCCGGAAGCGCTTGGACGCCATCTGCCGGGATCTCCTCGGCGAAGAGGACCTGACCAGGGACAGCCGCCACGTCCAGCATCATCTTCAGGTACGCCACGTCCTTCCGCAGGATCTGCTGGGCACACGCAAGGCAGTAGTGATCCCAGCTCCGCCCGTTCCTGACCTTCAGCCGTAGCTCGCCCTTGGAGACCCGGTGCTTCGCGCTGGCCTGGCAGTCATGTGCGCGTAGGGCCTGGTCGAAGCTTATCCGCTCGACGAGGGATCGCACCCTAGGCACCGATGACCTCCGCGATTGCCCGTGCAACGATAGCGTCGAAGTCAGCCTCGATGGCTTCGAGCTGTTGGCGGCTGAACTCGCTCCTCTGACCGGTACCCCGCCCTGCCGTCGCATTGGCCTGACGGTCGAGAGCACCCTTCAGTATCCTGAAGTTCGTTTTTCCGAGGTGTCGACGGTCGAGCTCCTTGCCGTCATGGCTCAGACCACGCGCGCCAAGGATGCGGCCCACCTCGGTCCGGATGCGCATGTCCAGGGATTGGCGCATTGCCTGCCGCTCCCGCGCCCGGGTCGTTGGCACGGCCTCCAATTCCGCTGACGCCTCTGTGATCTGCTCGGTGCTGTACCCCTGGGCATGCAGCTGGCGAAGCAGGTCGAGTGCCTCCGGGTTGTCCCGGATCAGGGGTATCTCCTGCAGGTCGATACCACCCTGCGCCCGGACGTCGACTTGGTCAGGGAAGTCCCGCGGCGCCGGCTCGATCTCGATCTCGTCGCCCCGGCCGAAGTCGAGGCCCTCGACCGGCAGCAACTGGTCGAAGTAGTCCCGGTCGGCCTCGGTGTAGACCTGGAAATCGGTCCAGCGCGACGCGATGTTCGCGCCGGCGTGGAACACGACGACCCCGCGGTTCACGGGGGCATCGGGAGCACCCTGCTCCACCACCCGCATGATGCGCCCAACAAACTGCACGAACGGCGACAGGTTCGCGAATAGGCTGAAGACCGCCGCGACGGCGAGCAGTGGATGGTCGAAACCCTCGCCGAGCTTGCGCACCTGGACGATGACGTCGATGCCGTTCGCCTGGAGACGGCCCATCACGCGCTCGTTCGCCGCAGCGTCCTCGCGGGAATGGACGTAGTCAGCCCGCAGTCCACGCGCTCGGTACGCCTCCACGACTTGGCTGCAATGAGTGAAGTTCAGTACCGACGCGATGATCTTCAGATACGGGTTGCCGCTCTCCCGGCGCAGCCGCTGGAGCTCGCGGATCGAGGCGTCGACGATGGTCGTCAGCGTCTCCTGCGAAGTTACGATGCCGCGACGGAATTCGGCGTCGGTCTCGCCGAGCCGACGGACCTCTTCGAGGCTCACGTCCACCTCGACGCCATCCTCCTGCCGGACGTACCGAAGGGTCCGCGGGTTCAGCACCACGGCCTTCAGCCGCTTGACGTAACCCTCTCGGATCGCGCGGACGACGGGGTAGGAATAGATGATGCGGCCGGACATGAGCTGCCCGTCCGACCGGAGAGGGGTCGCGCTGAAGTTCAAGATCCGGGCATGCGGGAAGGCTGCCTTGAGGGTGTTCCAGCTCTGCGCGACCGTGTGGTGGCCCTCGTCGAACAGGATCAGGTCGAAGTAATCGGGTGGCAGGTCTTGGAGCCAGCGGTTATCCGCCCCTTGGAGCTGCTGGATGTTCGTGATGACGACGTGCGCTTCGTCCAGGTCGGCGCGGTTCGACGTGCGGCCGCGGATCTCGACCGGCTCCGGCCAAGGTGGGCCGCGTAGGACGTCACACTTCTGATAGAACATGTCTGGCGACGCAGGATCGAAGTCGGCCGCCAACTGCCTGGCGATGGCAACGTTGGGCGCGACGACCAGCGTTCGCTCCGACCCGAACGCGAACGGAGCGAGCGTGATCGTACCCGACTTCCCACAGCCGACCGGGAGGACGATGCCCGCCTCCCGTTCGCCCTCGGTGGCGAATGCCTCGATCTCCTCGAACGCTTCCTTCTGCGGGGTACGGATGCGCAAGTTGTCGGCGATGGATGGCTGACGGTCGGCGAACGGACTGGGCAAGGGCGCACCGAATCAACGGGAACGGCTGTCTAGGATACAGACGTCCTGTCCCGCTGAAACTACCAGGATCCGGCTGTCCACCACTTGTGATGGAGCTACCTCGGCGGGGGGATAGGTCGTGACCTGGAACAGGACACGCGGGCGGTGGGACACTGCCGCCGCGACGTCACAGTCGATCCGGCCGAACCAACCCGGGGCCTGGGCCCCCGGGTGCATCAACTGGCCAGGCGCTGTCGCCTATCACCCCGCCGGAGGGCCTCCGAGCGGGGCTTTCGCACGTTTGCGGTTCCGGTATCGGTTCCGGTAGCCCCGCCAAGACCCCGTGGAGAGGGGGTCAATCGAGCGCTTTACAGAGGGGAAATCGTGGTGGGCCCGGTAGGACTCGAACCTACAACCAGACCGTTATGAGCGGTCGGCTCTAACCATTGAGCTACAGGCCCTTCGGTTTCGTCTTCAATCTCTTAGCGCCTGGTCTGCGACTTGGCGACAGCTTCGGCGACAGAAACGGCGACAGAAACCCTGTCCGTAGGTACCTGGGACCCACGCTCCGGGCAAGCCCTTCGTGCAGCCCCCGCGCCTCGCCACCGCGCCGCCGGCAGGGTAGGGCAAGGGATGACCCTCACCGTCCCCGACACCGTCCTCTCCTGGTCCCGCGGCCTCGCCAGCCTCTCCCCGGGCGTCGTTCCGTGCCGCGGGCTCCGGCCCGACGAGCGGCGCGAGACGCACCGGCTGTGCGGCGAATTCGTCGAGCGTTGGGGGATGCAGGCGCACGCGGCGGGGTGGGACACGCTGCGGCTGTTCGGGATCCACCCGGAGCTCGGCACGATCCGCGCGGACTGCAGCAGGATCCCCGTGACGCTCTCGGTCGAGGTCCACGAGGTGACGCCCGAGTGGATCAAGCTCGGGAGGTGGACCGCCTACAGGCACGAGCCCGTGAAGATGCCGGGGATGGTGCCGATCTGGGAGGCGAATTAGTGATCCGTGCCGCATCTGCGGTCGTGGCTTCCGGTTCTTGCCTCCCCATCTCCGCCACGCGCATCAAATCTCCACCGCCGACTACCGCAGGCAGTATGGCATCCAGGCGAGCGAGCGGCTGGCGGATGATAGCTACCGCGAGATGAGCGCCGAGAGAATGAGGCTTATGCTGGCTGATGGTCGCGTCACCCTCGACCACTTGCCGAAGGCGGTGGAGGCTGCTTGCGCGGTTACTCGGCTGCCGCCTGGCGCTAAGCGCGCCGACGGTCGGAACGCGGACCACGCACGTGAGTACCAGCGAGCCTACAAGATAAAAAGGAAGAATCGGGTGGGGGAAGGCAAATGACCGCCGGCGAGGCCTGCAAGCAGAAGCTCCTCACCGAGGACGCCCTCAACGCGGCGGTGGCGGCCTATCTCTCGAACCCGTCGGCGCCGGCCGTGCTCAAGATCGGCGACGGCAGCATCGACGTCGCCGCGGCCGTCTTGGCGCACGCTTACGCCGTCGAGGTGCTGGCCCGGGAGGGCGTGACCGGGCCGCAGCAGCGGAACGCGGTCAAGATGGCGGTGCTGCTGGCGCCGGTCGGATGAGCCTGATCGCCTACGTCGCTCTCTTGTCGGCTCTGGCCCTGGCATGCGCTGCAGCGGCCATCGTCATGCTCAGGCGCGCGTCGCGGCGCCTCGACAACAGAAGCGATCTGTGACCCACCTTCCCACCGACCCCGACCCCTCGACGTCATCGCCCGCGAGCTGCATGAGCGCGCCTAGCAGCGCATCCACGGCTGCCCCGCCTGCGAAGACCTCGCCATGACCGACCCGTGGCATGCCGGCCTGATCCGTCTCGCCTACGACCGGACGCGCGACTTCGTGATGATGAACTCCAAGGGCGAGGAGTGAGGCGACGCAACCCCCGCAGTTATATAATGCTGACGGCTGCAAGACCTTGACTCCCACCGTGCCCTTGATGGCATGGAAGCAGTCTGAGACAACGACCAAAGCGAACGGTCATGCTCGGACCGTCGGCGCTGCCAGGCGGGGCGGGACTGCGGAGCGTTTGAGGGAGCGCTAATTGAAGCGCGTCCCATCCAACGTAAAGAATTATGTCGAACGAGGGCCGCTGCACATGAACGAGAATATAATCGTCATTTATGAGGATGAAGAGATAAAAGTTGTGTTTTGTCCAGGGCGCTCTGATTTTGCGGTGATAACTTTTGGAGATATGGTCAGCCTCGCTGATGGTGTCCGATTTTTTGCCGATACCCCTTTAAAGAAGCTTGGTTTTACGGCAGTCGGGGTGATGGCGAAAAAGACTAATTGGTTTCCTCGAGCAAATATGCATGCGTGTGCCCCTTGCATAAATAGGACTCTGCGTGATTACGAAACAAGAGTTGTTTATGGAGGGTCTATGGGTGGATATGCCGCGATTAAATATTCGCGGTTGCTTGAGGCATCTCATGTGATTTCATTGTGTCCACAATGGTCGCTCGATAGCAGCGAGTGCGATGGATTTAACCCTGGCTGGGAAAGTTATTATGTCGAAGAAATGAAAGGAATGGGTATACGGCATAATGACGTCCAAGGACAAGTTTTTATATTTGTAGATCCATTTGAAACGCTTGATATGTTTCACCTAAGACGTATAATTGATAAATATCCATTGGCTATTATAATAAAAACACCAATGATAGGCCACAAAATTACCACTGTACTAGCTGGAACAAACAAGCTTTCTGATTTGATAAGCGCATCTATCGATAATGATGTAAACTCTCTTAGAGTTATTGGTAGAAACGCGAGGCTTAATAGTCCTATTAGAAAGCAGAACGCATTCGAGGCTATGAAACGCAGGCTGCCAGCCATAGCTGATAAATATTTAGAAAAGAAATACAATCAATGGTTTTTATTGTATAATTATGAGCAGTGGGCGCTTCTGGCTGATTCATCGACTAATCATGAGTTTCAGCATATAATAGAGTCCTTTAATAATTTGAAGGCTCGGCCGAGATCGATAATTTATCAGCATTTGATTTGTTCATATCTAGCGCAGCTAGCGAGAGGAAAAGTGGCAGTTATGACGTCCCACAAATCAATCTTAATTTACAGCATTAGTGAAAATAGTGTCTTCCATAAATCTGGACCAAGGAAAAAAAGCGATATACTGGTCGAATGCTTGCAAGACACCGAAAAGGCCTCCCTCAGCATTTTGGTAGGCGAAACACGGTTTCCGCTAGCAGTGTCTGAGGGCGGCAAGTTGTTTGTCTCCCCAACAATAGATGGCCGTGGTAAGAGTAATTATTTTACTCTAGAAGAAAGAGAAGACGGCAGATTTTGCATTAAAAGTAATAACGGATACTTATGTGCACTTCCAGATGGATCTATAATTTGCAATAGATCAAATGCAGATGAGTGGGAGATGCTGAACTATTCAGTAACTAAACTAGATAATTAGTGGATACAAATATTATTTTTACGTAAACAAAAAAGCATAAGACACTGGAATGTCAAAATAAAATACAGGAAATCAAAATTATCATAATTTTATATTTGGAGCTTGAACGACCGCTGAATGTGTCTATAAGTCTACTGATCGCCATGCATTCAAGATAGTAACCATGCCCGACGAAATTTTCGCACTTGATCAGTCATACATTGATACTGTCTCTGACGAGATTGGCAGGAAATTTGGGATATTTTGCCCTATTAACACTGATTTTCACGCAGACGAAATGGATAAAGTCGAGCTTTTGTTCGATGATGGCTCTTTGAGCGTAAAAATTGCAAAGAATTACACGTCGCATGAAAGAGCACATTTTTTTGCGGTCCGGACTTGGCAGCCTACGGCATCTTATCTATCGCGCGTAGCTGCCAAATATAGATTGTCTGGGCGAGTAAATTTATGGCTTGATGATACTGCAAGCCAACCCGGGCTTGTTTTCACTGACTCTAATATCCCAGGACAGGTGGCTATACCTGATCCGCTATTTATTGGGAGCAATGGATATAGCAATATCCGAGAATATTGCAATCAGTCGTGGATCGATTGGAATGATCGCAAGTCTATAATATTTTGGCGGGGGGTAACAACAGGCTACCGCTCAATGGCACGTCCAGATTGGCGAGACCTTCCTCGCCTGCGTCTTTGCAAGGTCGCTTCCTCGGCGGAGTTAAAACCATTTTGCGATGTTGGCATAACCTGTATCGTTCAAATCGGAGATCCATCTGAAATCTATGAAATTGAAAACTCTGGTTTTATTAGAGCAGAGGTTCCGCAAGAAAGATTTATTGAATACAAGTACTCCGTCGATATAGATGGAAATGCAAACTCGTGGCCCGGTTTATTCACAAAAATGCTGATGGGAAATACGATACTAAAAGTTGCTTCCGAGGGGAAATATTCTCAATGGTATTATGATGATATCAAACCGTGGGTCCATTACATACCGGTCGAAGAAGATATGTCCGACTTGGCAGAAAAATCACTGTGGTGTCTGGGCCATGATGAGCAAGCAAAATCTATTGCTAAGAACGCCCTAGATTTTTCCAGGCGATTGGATGTTGAGTCTAGTATGCCTCAGACGGCAGCAATAATTGAGCGTGCTCTTGAGAAGTAGATCACTGGCAATCGCGAAGCATTTACGTGCGCTAGGAATAAAATTGCGCCATAGACCTGAAACGAAAAAACCCCGCTCGGCGGCTGCCGGCGGGGCTGAAGGTGGGTGACAGGGCGAGTCGTAGTCAATGCGGGGAGCGACGTTCCACCTCGTTCGCGATCCGCTGCTCGTTCTCGATCTTCTCCAACAGGTCGCTCTGTCGCTTGCTCTCCTCGCGCATGATCCTCACGCACTCGGCGATCCGGCGCTGAAGCTCGACGCACTCGCGCAGGATGTCCCGGATCTCCCGGGTCATGTCCGTGAAGACCACCGCGCCCTGAAGGTGCATGGCGCCATCCGGCGCGGCGAGCGTCGCGCCGGCCGGCGTGGCTGGCGCGGCAGCGGCATCCTTCGCCTTGTCGGCCTTGAACATCAGCTTCAGCCCGGCGATCACGATCAGCGCGCCCAGGGCGGCTTGCAGCACCGGGAAGCCGGCCAGACTGTCGTAGATCTGCTTCAGAAACCCGGCCTCAAGCATCGGTCGCCTCTCCCTTGTGCGCCCGCGGCTTGCGCGTCAGCACAAGGCCGCTCGCGGCGGCCGAGGCTTTCAGGTCCTCGATCTGGCCCTCCAAGGTGTCCTTGCGCCGCACGGCATCGCGCCGGGCGATGTAGCAGGACAGCAGCTCGAACATCGTCAGGGTGCCGAAGACCGGGATGTTGAGCGAGGGGGAGTTTGCGTGGAAGGCATCCAGAAACAGCGCTAGGGTTAGCTGCCCCCAGACCACGGCGCTGAACAGCGCGCACCAAGCGCGGATGTAGGCTCCCGAGGGGAACACCCGGCCGTTGTTGATGTGGCCGTTCATGTAGAGAGCGAAGGCCCTCGCGATGCCGACGACCGCGTAGAAGGTCGCCATGTTCTCTTCGGTCGCGCCGAGGGCGGCGATCGGGCGGAGAGCCGCCCGCTCGAGGGTGTCGCCCGGCATCGCGAGGGTGAGGGCGATCATGATCATCATGACCGCCATCGCCCACTCGAACAGGCGCTCCGAGCTGTAGGGCCCGGCCGGATGGCTGGGGTCGGCCTCGAACAGGGGCATCAGCGCCTCCCCCAGCCACAGGCGGCGACGCCCTTGGCGTTGTGCGCCCGGACCTGCCGGCGCGTCTCCGGCGTGTCCTTGGCGCTGTAGGTGATGGGCGCCGCGGTCCGGCAGAACCGGGCCGCGTCGACTTGGACATCAGGGGCCGAGCACGCCAAAACGAAGAAGCCCGCGGCCGCGCAGGTGAACGTCATGGCGTCAGTCCTTTCGCAAGAACGGATCGGCCGGATCCTCCGTCGCGGCCGCAGCGGCATCGCCAGCAGCCTTGGCGACAGCCTCCTGGCGCTCGGCTTCTGCGCGCGATGCGGAGGCTTGCCGCGCGGCCCCCACCTCGCGCTGCGCCTCGGCGGCCCGGAGGCCGTCGATCTCCTGGACGATGACGTTCGAGAACGTGCGCGCCAGAAGGCTGAGGAAGGCGCTGAGGAGCGCCGAGGCGCTGAACATCAGACCGGCGCCACGGGCGTCGGCTGCGACGCCACAGCGGTCGCGGTGGCCGGCGCGAGCGAGGCCTGCTCGTCCATCGGCAGCAAGGCGATGATGTGGTCGCGGATCGCCTGCTCGCCGCCGGCCCACTTCAGGAACCAGCCCGGGGCGTGCTCGACGGCGTAGGACAGGGCGTTGGCGAGCACCGCGTTGCCCACCGGCACCGAGAGCGTCTTGCCGGCGGCAGCGCCCGCGACCGTGCTCATCCCAAAGGCGATGGCGCGCTCGACGAGTTGCTGGGTCAGCAGCCCGCGGACGACGGCGCCGACGGCGGCCGGCAGGCGCCGGCAGGCGATGGCGATGATCGCCATGATGACCGAAACGACGATCTCCTGGATGCCGGCCGCGGCCGAGGTGAGCCAGGAGCCGTAGGGGATCGTGACCACGGCGGTGTCGGTCGCCGGCTGGGCGACGGTGGCGACCTCGGCGGCGCGGTGGATGTAGGGCGTGAGCATGAGGCCGCCGTCACCCTGCACGGCCGCGCAGAACGAGTTAAGGGCATCATGGAGGCAGAAGCCAGCCGGCGTGGGACCGAGAGCCATGGCGGGAGAGCAGACGCAGGCGAGCGCCAGCGCCGCGAGGAAGGTGCGGTACATGATGGTGTCCTGATTGTGGGGGTGTGCTCGGCGGGTCCGGCCGGCGCGGGTCGAACTGCCCGGGATTTCCGGGGAGTTGGTCAGGCCGCCAGCGGCTTGCCGCAGGTCGGGCACTTCGCGGCATCGGCCGGCGCCACGGGCTCGGCCGCCATCGCCAACGCCGCCTTGCGCACCTCTTCGACCCGGCGGTCCCAGCCCTTGCCGAACCGCGGCCAGGTCGACAGCGCCCGCAGGAAGGCCAGCCGCCCGTCGCACAGGGCGTCGATCAGGTCGGCGGGCTTGTGCGTCGCGACGGCCGCCAGGGTGAGCGGCCCGAGCCGGCCGTCGTCCGCCACCTTGAGCGCCCGCTGCAGCCCGATCACCGCCCGCTTCTTCCCGCTGTTCACCGCGAAGTCGAAGAGGGCATAGCCGAGGCCCGGCGGCAGGGCGTCCGCCTGGACGGCGTCCCAGTAGTTCCGGCGGTAGATGGGCGCCACGGTCGCGACCGTGAGTGCCTTCACCTCCGCCTTCGTCGCCGGCCGGCCGAGCCACAGGCTCAACGTGCCGATCGTCACCCCGAGGTTCGTCGCGCCGCCCGGGTCGTGCGGGTCGTCCGACCAGCCTCCTTCATGCTTCAGGACGAGCGGAAGGGCCCGCTCGAATGTGCTCGCGGTCATCGGGATCTCCGGATTGTCAGGGTTGGTGCGGGGCGCGCGGCGTCAGGCCCCGCTGGCAGCGCTCGGTGACGTCTCACTGGTCTGGGGGTCGACCGACGCGGCGGCCATCGCCTTCAGGCGCGTCGCCAGCAGATCCCGCTCCTGGCGCGCGGCCGCGACCTCCGCCGCCGCCGCCGCCACCTGCGCGGCGGCCTCCTCACGGGCGGCGTCCCGCTCACGGCGAGCCTCGGCCGCCTCGGCCAAAGCCGCATCCCGCCCGGCGAGCGCCGCCGCGTCGATCCCCGCCAGCACCGCCGTGAGCGGGAACCCTGCGGCCTCGGCTTGCGCCGGCGTCAGGGCGCCACTCGCCACGAATTGCGCCTCGGCCGCCCCGGGCAGCGTCACCTGCTGGCCCAGCACGACGTGCCAGGCGGGCGGCTCTGTCGAACCCTCCGGCCGGCCGCGATACAGAAATTCGTAGAGGTAGGGCTGTCCCATGGGGGCCTCACGCCGCGACCGGGCTGTCATCCGACAGCCGCCGCCAGTTGCCGTTGGAAAAATACGCGATGACACCGGTGCCGGAGCCCGCCCCTTCACCGACCTTGCGCGCGTTCGCGACATAGACCACCGCCCCGACCGCGCCCGCCGGCAGCGTCGCCGCCGTGTAGGCGCCGGCGCGGATCGGTCCGGCCACGTCGAGGGCGGTCTGCGGGTCGGTGGTGCCGACGCCGACGCGGCCGTTCGGCTGGATCCGCACCCGTTCGGCCGCATCGGTGATCAGCGACAGGGGGGCGGCGGTGGCGTCGCCGGCGCCGTAGCGGCTGGCCGCGACGTATGCCAGCGTGCCGTTGATGGCACCGATCTGCACACCGGCGCCGATGCCGGAGCCGGGCGTGGCATCGACGCCGATCCAGGCGGCGGTGTTGCCGATGCCACGCAGCGTCGCCGATCCGCTGACGGTGACCTGCGCCAGCGCATTCGTCGTCGCCGATGCTCCGGCCGTGACCGTGCCGTCTTGCCTTACGCTCGCTTGATTGATGCCGTTCGAGGTCCGGACGGAGATGACGCCGTTTTTCGGCACCATCGGACCAGCCGTGACCAGTACGAGGTTCTCACCCGTGCCCGTTGTCGTTGAAAATATGCCGTTGCTTGCGGCCGCACCGTTCGAACCGTCAAAATAAGCGTTCCACAGCGTAATACTTCCGCCTTGCGTGACGATACCATAATTGTACGTCTGCGGCTTGTGCCCTCCCTCACGCGCGATGCGCATGGCCGCGTATGACGGGTAATCGCCTGCTGCTGCCAGAGTGAGTGTAATCGGAATGGTGGCGGGTGTGTTTGGGATGTTTACGTTGTCAATATTTGGAGAGTTTGGGGGTGCGGCATTCCAGTTAAAGGTGTTGAGTTCGTTTGCGCCAGTGCCGCGCGCCCTGATGTCAACGCGCGCAAACAGTCCGAAGACGCTATTGCCAGCCCCGGTCAGTTCACCATAGGCTGTTACGCCGGATGGTTGTTTGTGCTGATCGTTCCCGTTGCTGTCCGCCCCGGGAAGAGTGTTGATCGTCACTCCGAGCAGACCAGAGATACCGTCGCCACCGGCGATCTGCATCCCATACAGCACGCCGGCAAGCCGATCGCCGCCGACTTGAGCGTCAGCCTCGTAACCCGTAACGCTCGGGCCCTTGATTACCCTATAGTTCTGGCCATACGTACTGCGGAAGTCGCGAATTTCTCCTTGATTGATGATTTTTCCCAAGCCCACAAAAGCTGCGCCGAGATCGATTATCAGCAACCTATCGCTTGGATTGATGACGTCGCTGTTGAGGCGAAACGTGCCGGCACCGATACGCCACGTTTTACCCATGCCGATCGTCTCATTGAATGCGGCGACCGCATCGGTCGAACCGGTAGCGTCAGCCCCCCTGTCGATCACGTTTGGGATCGCGACCTCAAGCGGGATGCCGCCCTGTGTCTGCCCGTCCTGGACGTGCACACGCCGCGACGTCTGGTTGAATACGGGCTCACCAGAAGGGCCGGTGTAGTTCAGGACCGCGGCGGCGGTGTCGCGTACCAGTCGCAGGGGCTGGCGGGAATCGGTAGCCATCAGAGGCCGCTCCCGAAATCAAATGCAGAGCCGGTCGCGGGCTGGCTCAGGTTGCCCATGTCGTAGGAGAGGGCGCCAACGAGGCGTGCAAGCTGGGCTGCCTCGGCAGCAGCGGCAGCAGCGGCAGCAGCGGCGGCGGCCTGTTGCGCAGCGAGGGTTGCCTGATTCGTGGCGGTCGAGGCGCCGGAGAGAGCCGTGCCAGCATGCCCTGCCGCTTGGCTGGCCGCGGTCTGGGCTGCGCCCGCCGATCCGCCCGCGGCCCCGGCGGCGAGCCGAGCGTCGTCCCGGGCGGCCTGCGCCTCGACAGTGCTTTCGGCGGGCGAGCCACGGATCTCCTGGCCCGCAGACCAATCGCTCTCGCCCCCGGTATTTTTGATCTTCGTGTAAAGCGTCCAGGGATCGCCGAGAGACAGGTAGACGAAGCCGACACCCTGGTCGTTGTACTGCGCACGATCGGCCGGCGCGCCGGCCGCATCCCACTTGATCGGTCCGGCCTCGAACCGCGCGATCAGGTCGTTGAGGCGCTTGTTCGTGACGACGGTCGATTGCCAGTACGGGCCGGTCAGGGAGATGTCCCAATCCGCGACACCGCTAATCGATGGCCCGGACCAGGGCTGCTTGAGCAGGATCTGGCTGGACGACACCGCGCGGTCGATCACCGCGGTGAGGCCGCGCAGAACCAGCTGATCGCCCTCGGCAGCCATGAAGCTGGTGAGCGTGCCGGACACGACGGGAGACCCCGTCGTCACAGAGACGAGGCCGGCAGAGGTAGCCATATGGTGGATGCTCCCGGAGCAGCAGGCTCAACGGTAATGGGGCGGGCGGGCGTGATCGCCCGCCGCGCGGCGCGGCCTCAAGCCTGCTCGCGCTCGTAGCTGACGGCGACGTTGGCGATAGTAAGAGCGAGGTTGGTGCAGCCGGCTCCCGGGATCATGCCGGCGGTGAGAACCGGGATCAGGGCATCGCCGATCCGGATGGCGGTGATCTGGTTCTGGGCGTTCTGCACCAACGTGATCGCGGTGGGCTGGGCGGTATCGGCCATGGGAGGCTCCTGGGTGGTAGGGCTCACAGCCCTGGGGGAAGGTGGAATTCCAGGCCGACCGCTTGCAGTGCGGCGACGACTTCGCTCTCGGTGGTGGCGCGGGCGATGGCCTGGGTGACGCGGACCCGCTCCCGCTCGCGGTCGATGGTTTTGGCGCTCTCGGCGACGATCGCTGCGGCCAGGGCCGCCGGATCCTGACCGCGCTCCGCGGCCTCCTCGGCGATCCACTCGCTCGCCTCACCAGCGAGCATCTTGGCGGCCTCCTGGGCCTTGAGCAGGTCGGCCGCCTGGAGCCCGGCGGGCCGGGAGATCAGCGCCTGCTCGGCGTAGTGGAGCGTGGCGATCTCCTTGGCGCGAGCGCGCACCGCCTCGAGGCCGGGCCCGATCACGACCGCGCCGGCTGGCGCCTCCGGGATCGGGCCGGTGGCGACAGGCACCGTCAGCGTCTCGACCGCCGGCCGGCGCGGCCATGCCACCATCGTGACCTGATATGTGCCGGGCACCATCAGGACGAGGTCGACCGCGCCGCTGGCGGTCACGGTCTCGGTGATGGGGCCCGCGACTGCGATGACGGTGTCCGGCGGCAGGTGCACGCGCGCCGGTGCGCCGGGGGCGGGCTCGCGGGTGGCGAAGGCCACGACGAGGGCGCGCCGCAGCCGCAGGCGCCGAGCCGGGCCGGTCGGGTCCTCGACGTAGTGGGTCTCGTCTGCCGCCTCGCCAGCCAGGATGCCGCCGCGCTCGGCATCCTCGGCCACGATGTACTGCAGCTCCATCCGGCCGCGTTGGGTGATCCGGCCGGCCTCGTCATGCCTCACAAAGGGCACAGGAGCCGAGGTGTACGGCCCCATACTCATTTGCTCTCCTGCACGCTTATGTAGACGCCACCGATCCCGACGGTGTTGTCATCAACGACCTGATAGGTGTGCGATCCAACGCCAGGATAATCGAGTATGGGGTATGTGGTCGGTCCGAGCCGCAGGTACGAGGCGTTGACGTTCGGACTTGGATCGAAGTCCATTGTGAAATTTGCCGGAATGGCGCCGATCAGGTTGCCGTCTCGGTAAATCTTGATCGCCCCGGTGCTGATCCCGGTCTGCCGGAAGCGCGAGCTGAGATCGCCGACCCGGTTGGCGAGCACCGCTACAGCCCGTGCCGTCCGGACGTTGATGGTCACGCTCGCTTGCTGGCCGTTCGACTGCGCCGAGACGAGGCCGGAGATCGCGCCGTCCTTCACGTTAATGTTGTCGACGACCAAGTTGCCGATCTGGGCCGACGTGACGATCAATGCCTCGGTTGCGAGCTTCCGCGCGGTGATTGTGCCGTCCACGAACACGTCGGCGCTGATAAGGAGGTTGAACGAGACCGATCCGTCGAGTTGCCGGATGCCGGTGAAGACGAACCCGCCCGACTGCCCGTCGATGTAGCCGGTGACGCCGTACTGGACCTTCACGCCGTCGTAGGAAGCGGCCAACGTCGTGATCTGGGCGGTGTGCCCATTCTGCGTCGTCGAAAGCGATTGGATGGACGACGCCTGCGACGACAGTTGCCCGTCGACATTGTCGGCCCGGGTCTGCAGCTGGGACACCGCCTGGGCGTTGGCGCCGATCTGCCCGCCCTGACCGCTGACCGTGCTGGACAGGTTCGTAATCTGCTGGGCCTGAGAGGATACCCCCTGCTCGGTCGCGCTGGTCCGGGCGCTGAGATCCTGCAGTGCCTGGCTGTTGCCGCTGATCTGCCCGCCAAGGGTCGAGGCGGTGGCTTCGAGCGCCGTGGTCCGGTTCGCGACGCTCGTGACGTTGCTTTCGGTCGTCGAGGTGCGTGCTGTGAGATCGTCGAGAGCCCGGGCTTGTCCAACAATCTCCGCACCCTGGTCGGATACAGACGCCTCGAGAGCGGTGGTACGCTGCGCCTCCGACGTGACCCGTCCGTCGATCTGCTCGGCCCGGGTGCTCACGCGGTCGATCGCCGTGGCGTTGGCGCCGATCTGCCCGCCCTGGGTCGTGACGGTCGAGCCCAGCGCTGTCAGGCTCTCCGACAGCGACGAGATATTGCCCTCGGTGAGGGTCACGCGGGTAGTGAGCGACTGCACCGCGGTCGCTTGGCCCGACAGCGCGAGGTCGTTGGCATCGATCCGCGACGAGAGTTGCGTGATCGACTGCGACTGCGCGGTGATCACCCCTTCGGCGGTCGAGACGCGAGTGGACAGGCCCTGGATCGCGGAGGCGTTACCGACGATCCCGCCCTCGGCGATGTCGAGGCGCACGGCGAGGCTAGTGGTGATTGAGGCCAGCACCTCGTCGCCCGACACCCGCAGGCGCGTCTCGCGCTCGATCGCCGCGAAGTTCCTGCCATCGGCGACCTTGAGCAGCTGGCGCTCCTCGAAGGCGTTCCCGGCCTGCGTCGCCTGCTGTGCCGCAAGATGGTCCACGAGCGCCGCGAGCTGCCGATCGGCGCCCCGCAGCGTGTCGTTAGCGAGGTCAAGGGCGAGGCGCGCCGCGTCCAAGGCATCGCCCGTCAGCTGCTGCCCAAGCGCCAGGGTGCCCCGCCCCAGGTCGTTGATCGCGCCGATGTCCTTCTGCAGCTGCGCGGACATCTTCTCGATCTGGATGGACAGGGGCTCGATCAGCTCGCCCTGGACGACCGGCGCCACCGTCGTGAACGTGGTCGTGATCCAGTCGCCGTGCAGCCCGGTCCGGCCGTAGGCCCGGGCGCGCACCGTCATCGGCTGGTCGGTCTGCCGCATCTGGGCACGGCCGCTCGAGGCCGGGCCGAGCGGCGACAGCACCTCCCAGGTGGCTCCGCCGTCGTAGCTGATCTCGACCTCGTAGGCCCGGGCGCCGAGAGTGACCGAGACGCCCCACACGACCTCGATGCCGGTCTCCACTCGCTGGCAGCGGGCGTGGAGCACCGAGATCGTCGGCATCAGCGGCTCGGCAAGCGGATCAGTGCCCACCGGCGCCGGCGCGATCGTCTGCTCGTCCAGCAGCTGCCACACCCGGGCGTCGTCCTTGACCATCTCGATCTGGACGTGGTCCGGGTCGCTCGGGATCGCCGAGCGAGCGACGTAGGTCTCCTGGAGCTCGACGAGGTCGCCGAGCACCACCGTGGTCGGGTCCTGAGTGTCCCGGGCGAGCACCGCGGCGAGGCTCAAGCCGGTTTGGGCCGAGAGCGCGGCGACGTCGTCGGGGTGAAGCTCGAGGCCGCGCGCACCGACGCCGCGCATACGCAGGATGCCCCACTCGCGGCCCTGGCGCGTGCGGATCGATCCGTAGCCGTAGGCGGACGGGACGTTCGCCGTCACGTCGAGGGTCAGCACGTTGCCGGCGGCCGAGGCGACGCCGTAGGCCTGCTTCCCGCGCAGGAACCAGAGGTCCGAGAGGATGTGGTCGCCCGGGTAGACGAGGCGGCCGTCCCACTCCGTCTGGATCTTCCGCTCGGCGCCGCGGAACACCGCGACCGCGGCGAGCCACGTCGCGTGCTTGAGCGCGTGCAAGCCGTCGGTGATCCCCGCCACCTTGTAGCGCTTCGGCGTCCGGGTCGGCGCGCCGTAGCTGTAGCGCACCTCGTCCGGGCGCTTCGGGTCGCCATCACGATCGAACTCGACGATGACGTCGCCGCCCTCCACCTTCGTCTTGTAGGTGGCGCCTGAGGAATCCCGCACGATCTGCCGGCGGGTGAGGACGTGGCGCGGCTCCGCCCGGCTCTCGTCGCGGACGAAGGAGTGCACCGCGCCTACCTTCACCGGGTCGGCCCGGAGCGGGAGCAGCAATTGGCCGGCCGCCTCCCAGAACGAAGACACCTCCGGCAGCAGGCCGTCGTAGGTGTCGTTCGCGGTCAGTAGGTTGGCGTAGTAGAGCGCCTTCGCGGCATCGACGCTGTTCGGCTGGGCGAGACCGTAGGTGGACCGGACGAGGTCGCAGAACGCCCACACCGCCTTGCGCGTCGCCTGCTCGGTCCAGGCGCTGCCATCCCACACCGGCACGATGCGGGTCGCGTCGACCATGATGTCCGAGTAGGCGGTGACGGTCAGGCCCTTCCCGGCGCGGATCCGCAGCACGATTTCGGTGGTCTCGGGCCGGATCCGGTAGTCGTCCTTGTAGGCCGACATGCCGTCCCAGGTGGCGCGGTTCTGCTGCTCGAAGCCGACCGGGTCCGGGTAGGCGTTCTGCGCCGAGATCTCGTAGGTGCTGCCGGGCTCGGGCAGGCGGAAGTAGGCCGAGCGCCGGAGCGGCGTCGGGCTGAGCGTGTCGGACCGCTCCGTGCTGCGCTGGATCTCGAACTCGGGACCGATCACCTGGCCGGTCGTCGGATCGATCTTCCGGCCGTAGAACACGACGCCCGCGACCGTGCCGACCTGGCGCCCGGAAGACGACACCCGGAAGACGGCCGGATAGGTCCACGATAGCAGCGCCGCGTCGGCGACCACGCCCTGCGGGGTGAGCCTGAACCACGGGGTGCGCTCGGGATTGCCACCGGGCCGCGGCAGCTCCTGCCCCGAGACGCTGGTCGAGGTGATGACGTCGCCCGACGCCAGCTGCGAGACCTGCTCGTACAGGATCTCGATCGCGGTCCCGAGGTTGCCGGTGGCGGTCGAGTTGAACGGCGGCTGCAGGCCTCCGTTCTCGCTCCAGAACAGCGCGTCACCGACGCGGATGCGGTGCACCTGGAACTTGCCGATTCCGAGCGTCATGCGCTTGGTCAGCACCATCGTGTCGCCGTCGTAGAGGAAGTAGTCCCCCTGCGAGAGCGCCGGCGCGGACCAGCAGCGGCCGTAGAGCAGGGGCCGGCGCGAGCCCGGCTTCGGCACGTTTCCGCCGCCCGACAGGCTGTAGAGCTCGGCCTGCTTCTGGCTTTTGCCGGCGCCCTTGGCCGCCTGGGCGGCGTAGCCGAGCGCGAGGCCGCCGATGACGAGGCCGGCCTGGACTGCGAAGGTGGCGCCTGCGCTGGCCGTCGCCACACCGGTGAGCCCCGCCGCAATGGCCGGCGCGGCATACGGCGCAATGGCGATGAGCGCGATCGACGCGATGGCGAGGCCGATCGACAGGAAGCTCTTGCCGAGCGGCACCACCGTGATCAGCACCACGTCCTCGGGGCCGACGAGCGTGCTCTTCCAGGTCGCGCGGAGGCGCACGCTGCGGTCGGTCGGCTTGAACGCCTCCGCGCCGCGCCGATGGACCGACACGATGAACTGCCGCCGCCCCGCCGGCCGATGCCGGGCGACGATCGTGGAGAGCCGACGGCGCCGGGTCGGCAGCCGGACGGGCTCGCCGCGGACCTGGCCGACGACGTTGGCGGTGACGACGAGGGTCATGCGTGGATCAGACCGGGATCAGGTAGGTGAGCCGCCACCGGTGCGCGGCGGCCAGTTCGAGCGGCGGATCGAGAGCCACGCCGTGCGGCTCGTCAGTGTGCAGGATCAGCCCGCCATCCTCGGCGAGCCAGGTGCCGGCATGGGTCTCGGCGCCGGGCACCTTGCCCATCAGGACGAGCGCGCCGTCGACCGGCGCAGCGATCTCCCGCCAGGCGGCCCGGGCGGGATGGCCCGCCAGCACCCGCGCCCGCTCGCGCGTGTCCGCCACCAGCGCCGGATCGGCGACCGGCAGGAGTCGGCCGAAGAGGGTCGCTTGAACGAGGCTGGCGAGGTGCCAGCAGTTGAACGCCTCGCGGTCGTAGGCCCGGCCGCGCAGGCTCCGAAGGAACTCGGCCCGGGTCACGTCGTGAACAGCCCCGGGTACTCGTCGCGATTGAAGAAGGCGTGCGGGCCGGTCGGGACGTTCTGCTGCCGCCCGTCCGGCCACGCGATCGTGCCCTCGGCCCGGTCGGCGGTAATGTCGAACGCCGTCATCTCCATCCCCGACAGCGTGTCGTCGTCGGGGCCGGTCACCGCGGCCAGCTGGCCGGGCAGAACCCGGTACTGGCGGAAGGCGATCGTGATGGCCTCGTTGTAGCCGATCACGCCCTGCATCAGGTCGTGGAGGATGTCCGAGACGTTGTCGATCTGGAGGCGGCCGTCGGTCGGGCCGTCCTGGTCGGCGCCGGGCGGGATCAGCGCGAAGGCGCAGAGCAGGTGGGGCACGCGCGGGCCGCCCTCGAAGAGCGGCAGCAGGATCGTGTCACCGGGCTCGCCGAGCTCGCTGTCGATGTTCTGGGCCAGCAGGATCGCTGCGTCGAGCGAGGCGTGGTCGAACTCCACGGTGGTGATGATGATGCCCTCGGTGTCGCCCGAGGCGTAGGCCTCGCGCAGGGCAGCGGAAACGGTCACGGGGTCACCAGTCCTGGACGATCAGGGTGAAGGAGACCAGATACTCGAACTTCTTCGGCGCCGACCACGCGACCTTGCCTTTGATCTGGCAGGTGCGGTTGCCGATGCTCATGTCCGGCAGCAGCACCGGCGCGGTGAAGCGCCGGGCACCCGTGTTCAGGTCGTTCAGGTGGAAAGCCTTGAAGGCGACGAACTGCGCCGGCGAGAGGCGTAGCTGCATCGCCAGCGGTGTCGTGATGAACAGCGTCCGCCGGCGGACACGGTCCGGCCCATCGTCGAACTGCGTGGCCTGCGCCTCCGGATGCAGGCTGTCGGAGCCGGCCGAGGAGGCGAGACCGCGCAGCGGCGGGAGGCTGTCAGGCCAAGACGGGATCGTCATCAGCCCGACCTTGCCCAAGCCCCGCCCGCGGCCTGCTGAAGCGGTCCGCGGCCGTTCCGGGCCCGGCTCGCCAGCCCGGTCTCGACGGCCCGCAGCGCCTGGTCATACGAGCCGTCGGCGCGCCGCTGAGGGGGCCCATCCGACTCTAGCTGCATGCCCGGCGGGGTGATGAAGTTGATCGCCGGCGGGCCGCCACCCGCGCTCGCCGCCGGGGCGGCACTGGGCATGGTGAAACCACCCGAACGACCGACGTACCCGCCATCGGCATAGCCCGGACCGCCGCGGTGCATCGCCCGCAGGTTGTCGAGACCGATCCGTCGCACGGCGTCTTGGTCGAAGACGTACTCGCCCTTGTGGACGATACCGGCCGCCTCGAGGCGAGCGCCCGACCCGGTCCAGCCGCCATCTGCGAACTTCGGCATCCAGGACGTCGCGCCGACGTCGACCCCGCCACCGCCGGTACCCTTAGCCGCCCCGAAGAGGCTGCCGAGAAGGCCACCGGGCCCGCCGCCCTGTCCCTGCATGCCGAAGAGGCTCGCGAGCGGACCTTGCCCGAACAGCGCCGCCTGAAGCGCCGCGCGCGAAATGTTCTTCGACAGGTCAAGGAAGGAGTCCGACCACGACCGGGTGCTGTCCACGAGCGGGTCGATCAGGGTATTGCCCATGCTCGCCAGGCTCGACATCGCGGCCTGCGTCTGCCGGATGCTCTCATTCAGCCGCAGGCCCTCGGCCTCCGCCGAATCCATCCCAAGGCCGGTGCCGCGAAGACGCGAGTACACGGCCTGCTCGGAGGCCGTGCGCCCGAGCTGCGCCCGCTCGAACAGGATGTCCTTGCCGATGCGGCTGTTCTCCAGGCTCGCCGAGGCCTTCGCGTAGGCGTCCGCCACGTCGAGCATGGCCTGCCGCTCGTTGCGGGCAGTGTCCGTCAGCTTGTCGCTCTTGGCCGCCATCAGCTCCTGGGCGGTCGTGAACTGCCGGCCGATCTCGGTGCCGCGCGAGATCGCATCCGACAGAAGCTCCTGCACCTTGGCGCGCCGGGCCTCTGCCTCGGTCGTCTGGTCGGTCGCGGTGACCTGGGACCTCAGAATGAAGGCGTCCCGCTCCGTATTGCGGACGCCGGGCGCGTTCTTGTTGATGGTCCGATCGGCCCAGTCGAGCACCTGCCCGACGCTGCGCCCCTCAAGCACCTTGCGATTGGATGCGATGGCGTCGGCCGACGCCACCGAGGAGATGGGGGTATCGGGATCGGCCCGGAGCGCCTTGACCGCCGTGGGCGACCCGAGGAACCACGCGAGGTACTGGTTCCGGTTGTTGGTGGGCAGATCCGCGCGCTCAAGCGCCCGGCGGTTCTCCGCCGCAAGCGCCTGGATGAGAGCTATGCTGTCTTCCCGGTCGGTCCGGCGGGACAGGATCTCATCGCGGCCCATGCCGGCGGCCCGCTCGGGGAAGACCTTCGGGAAGAGCCGCAACCATGTGGCTTCGATGAACTGGCCCAGCCCCGTAGCGCTAGAATTGGGGTTCTTGACGGATGCGTTGCCGCGGCTCTCGACGTTGATCATGGCGGAGATGAAGTCGCCCGACGCGGATGTACGCTTGGCCGCTTCCTCAGCGTTCTTCCTGATTGTGTCGATCTCGGTCTTGGCCGTGGCGATCAGGCTTTCCCGTTCGGTGATCGACCGCAGGCGCGTTTCGCGCTCCGCCTGCAGGGAGGCAAGTTCAGGAACGTCCAGGCCGGGGGCGCGAGCGCGCTCGGCGTACTGGCGGTTGATCTCCTCCCGGGTCGGGAGTGTGTCGAGGCTCTTGGCGCGCAACTCCGCATCGAGGCGCTGGTTGCGCTCCGCGATTGCCTTGTCGACCGAGTTCAGACCGACGTTCGCATTGTCGTTCCGAGCGGCGCGCGCCAGGTTGGCCGCCTCGACCGAGCCGAAGCGCTCCAGGTCCTCTCGGGTGTTCCGGGTGAGGTTCTGCAGCCGCTCGAATTGGGTGATCACCTGCCCCAGGAGAGAGCCGTCCAACCCGAAGCGGACCGGGTCCGAGATAGTGCGGCGCAGGCGCTCCACGCGGTCCTGCATCTGCTCGAACTGCGCCCGCTCGGGGTCCAGCGATCGGACGATGTCTCCGATCTCGCGCGACCGCTGCGCGGTCTGCGCCCGGGCAGTCTGCTCCGCCTGTCCGCTCTGCATCCCGCGTAGCCGCGCGATCTGCGTTCGCAGGTCGTTGGCCGGCGCGTCGACCCGGTAGTCGAACAGGCCGAAGAGCCGGCCGCGCATGCGCTCCGTCTGCTCGAGCTGCACCTGGAGGTCCTTGATCCGCTCGTCCAGGGTGCCGCCATTCAGCACCTTGTCCAGCTTCTCGCCCACCATGTCCCAGACGTTGCCGAACACGCGGCCGAACGCCGAGGTCTTATCGCCGAAGGCTCCGGTCAGCTCGCTCGCCTTGGTCAGGGCCGCCGCGTAGGCGTCGAACCCCACACGCTGGGCGGCGAGCCGGTCACCCTGCTCGGAAAGCCGACGGACGGTCTCCCGGGTGCGATCGTCCAGGAAACCCAGCTTCTCGTTCAGGGTGTCGAGCCCACGGACCAGATCCGGATTGCCGAACGCCTTGGCGAGGTCGGTGTTGGCGTCGCCCACGTCCTGGTTCGTCGAGGCCGCATAGTCGCGTGCCGTCCGGGCGAGACCGGCATACATCTCGACACCGACGCGGCCGGTCGCGGCGTACTCGGCCGAGAACTGCCGGGCCTGCCGGACCGAAACCTCGCCGGACGCGGCCGCAGCCTGCGCCGCCGCATTGATCAACGCGGCGTTGGCGCCGGACGCGCGACCGGCACCCGCCAGCGCGCGTTCCGTCTCCCGCATCGAGTTCTGATAGGAGAGCACCGCCGCCGTGCCGGCGACCGCAGCCGTGGTCACGACGCCGATCGCGCCGCCCACCAAGCCGATGCGAGAGACGAAGCCGGTAACCGCCTCGGTGGCCTGGCCGATCGCACCCTTGATGCTCGCCGAGCCAGGGCCGGCGAACACCGGCGCGATCTGACCGCCCTGCTGCAACAGGATGGTGAGCGGAGACATGCCGCTCGCCGCCGAGGCGACGATATCGGTGCCCTGGTAGAGAAGGTTCTGAGCCTGGAAGCTGGTGAGCCGGCCGTCGCCGCGAGCGCGCTGATCGACCACCTGCCGTGCGAAGGCGTCCTTGGTGGCCTGGATCGCCGCCGTGCCCTCAGCTTGCGTCAGAGCACCGGTCCGCACCGCCTGGCGGATCTCGGCGAGCTGCCCCAGGTACTCGCGCTGGGCGGCGAACAGCGGGCTGTACTTGGCCCGCAGCCGGTCGAGCTCGTCGCCGTAGGCGGCAACGTCACCGCCCCGGTTCGGCACGACCAGCTGCCCGTTGACCATCGCCTGCGCACTGGCCTTCTGGGCGAGGCCGGCACGTTCCAGCCGCTGGGTGCTGTCCTCGAACGAACGCACCGCGGCGAGGCGCGCCGCCGCCGCCTTGTTGGCCGAGAGAGCGCCGATCTCCTCCGCCCGGGCGATATCCGCCAGCGCGGCCGAGTAGCGGGCGCCGGCCGCCGCCATCGGATCGAAGCGGCTCTGGAGCGTCGCGACCTCGCGCGACAGCACCTCCGCCCGGCGCGCCGCCTCGTCGGCGGCGCGGGCCTGCAGCTCGAACACGGAGGCCGAATCGCGCGCGGCACCGACCGAGCCCTGCCCGATGCCGAGCACGGCGTTGATGTTCGCCTGCGCCCGGGCCTGCGTCTCTGCCTCGCGCGCAGCCGCCGCCAGCCGCTGGAACTTCGCCGTCTGCCGGTCGACGGCAGCGCCGGCCGCGTCGCTCGCGGCAGCGATCTTCTGGAAGGCGGCCTGGCCGTCCTGACCGGTTTCGGTAAGGACGCGCTTGACCTCGGCTCCACCCTCAATGCCGAGGCGGATGGCGACGCTAGTCGGCATTCTCGCTCTGCTCCAGGTAGGCCTTCACGATGACGGGCTCGACGTGCGGCAGGACGTCGGCGAGGAGCGCGGAAGTCGCGCCCATGGCGTCCGCCAACGCCAGCACGGCGCCGAAGTCGAGGGCATAGGGGGCGCCCATGCCGGCCCTGACCTGCCCGCCGCAGCGACGAATCACGGCCCAGGCCGTCAGGCCATCATCCGTGGCGGGTGCGTGCTCGCGGTACGGGCAGGCCTCACACTCTACGCCGCAGGCGTCGCAGTATCCGGCGCCGCCACCGAAGTGCCAGCGGACGAGCTCGACGATGCGTTTTTTTCCGCGTCCCTCGCGAGCGCCGGTGCGACGTAGAGGTTGTCGATCGCGTCGTAAGCCGGCCAGTTCTCCATCAGGAGATCGACGGCCTCACGGGTGACCGGGATGGGCTGCCCGTCAGTATCGCCGATGCCCTCCCACTCCATGATGCCGCGGCGGGCGAGCTCGCGCACGAGGGCGATGTTAGCGCGCGCGCCGACGTCATCCTGATCCTCGTCGCGGAACACCTTCCCGACGGCTTCGCGGGCGACCAGCATCGAGGCGACGGTGATGGGCCGGAAGCGAACACGGACGCCGGGCAGGACGTCGAGCCAAAACGGCTCGACCGACTGGGAGAGCTTGAGCATTATTCCTCGCGGATAAAGAAGCGATCGGACGCTAACGTGCGATCATCTTGCCGGTCGGCAGTCTCGCAACGATCCCCAGGCCCGCGGGGAACTTCGCTCGGCGTGGCGAGCAAAGCTAACGCACGGCAGGTGCAGACACCTACCGTGCTATCCATTCCGCAACCGCGGAGGCATGTCGTTGTACCGAGGGCCGGCCCCGGAGGGCAAGGGACTTGCCGACCAGAGTGCGGTCAGTACGCCGCGACGTTGTTGATGAGGGTGGCGGTGACGGTCTTGCCGAGCGTCATGTCCTTGGCCGCCTGCCACGTGAAGGTGGCCTGCACCCCGTTCGGTCCGGTCACCGGCGTCTTTGCCCGCGGCAGATAGACGGCGTGCGCCGTGAACACGAGGGAGCGTGTCGCATCGGTGACCCAGCCGAAGGTGAGCTCCACCGGCGTGCCGGCGGTCGCCTGGTCCAGGAGGACGGTGTTGGCGAACCGGACCGTCACGTTGCCGGACATCATGACCATGCCCGGATCGGCGTCCTCGATGCGGCCATCACCCCGGATCACCTCGACCTTGTCGAGGTTGTTCGAGTAGGTGAAGTCGGCCGAGACGACGGACCCGAGCGGCTGGCCGCCCCGGGTGATGGCACCCTGGAACGGCGAGAACCGCTCCACGCCGGCCTCGGCGAGCGTGCCGGCCGCCGACGCACCCAGCTTGTTTTCGCCCTGCGCGATCAGGCCGAGCGTCGCGGTGAGCAGGCCGGAGCGCTGCATCTGCACCCGCATGGTGTTGCCGCGCACGCCGAAGTTCTGGCCGTAGCTCGGCACCTCCGGCAGGCCGACCTCCACCGTCATCGAAGGAAGGGCGACGGCGCCGGACGTGAACACGTGGGTGCGCACGCCGGTGGCATCGGTGCTCGACGGCGCGCCCATGAACAGCTTCAGCCAGTTGCCGAAGTTGCGCAGGTCGATCGGCACGACCACGTCGCCGTCGTTGTTCACGACGTCGCGGGTCGGCGGCAGCGGCTCGCGGCCGTAGCCGAGCAGGTCGCTGGCGATCAGGCCCTGCTCCTCGCCGAGGTTGGACGAGACGAAGGGCAGCTTGCGAAATCCGCTGGTGGGCGGGACGCCGTAGGTGGTCTCGAAGGCAGCCGCCATGATGGCGTTCGCTCCACGGGCGCGAGCCATGGTTCTCTCCTCGGTTTTCAGTTCAAGGGGTCGGTGGTGCCGTAGACGGCGACGATCTCGACCAGCGCCAGGCGCGAGACGGCCGCGCCCTCCGCCGTCAGGGGCTCGGTGGTGGCGGCCTGCACCATCAGGTAGTCGCAGAGACCGCCGAGGGTCCGGTCTGCTGCGACGGCCGCTCCGATCGCCTGCAGCATGGCGTCTAGCCGCAACTCGGCACTGACGGTGCGGGTCTTGTTCGCGGCGACGTCGACCGGGATGCTGTGCTCGTAGATCCAGGTGGTGGGGTTCAGCGTGACCTCGGGCTCGCCCGGGTCGCCGTCGTCCATGTTGACGAAGCCCCCAGCCGGGATGGCCTCGGGCTTCACTTCGTTGCGGAAGTGCGAGGCCTTCGGCAGGGCGTTTCTCAGCAGCGCCGAGACACCCTGCAGGACCTGTTCGCGCTTGCTCGGCATCTGTTGCTCACGGATGGACTAAGTTCATCGGCGCCGGAGGATAGATGCTCTGCCCGAGAGCCGGGGAGATAAGCAGGCAGGCGAGGAGCGGGAGAGTGAGGAGCATTGATGCCTCACACGATGTTGCCGCTGACGACCTTGTTCGTTCCGGTGCCGTTGTCGTTCACGGCGCCAGATACGTTCCCGGTACAGATATTGTTGATGATCTCGTATTTATCCGATGCTCCCGACAGGACGAACACCGCATAATCCTGTGTGGCCGTGGTCGCTGCCGGCAGACGGCCGATGTGGTTGGCTGTGATGATGAAGTTCGTCGCCCCAGCTGGAACGAGAATGCCATGAAATGTCCCGGCTCCGGCCTGTGAGTTCGCGCCGATGAACGTTCCGGTGATCGTGATCTGCGTCGGCCCGAGCGCCCAGGTGATCCCGTTCTGCCAGTTGCCCATGATCCGAGTAGCATCGCTGATGCTGATCTCGCCCCGGTGGTTGGCGCCGATGTTGACGCCGTGACCGGTGAGCGACGATCCGAACCAGCACCCCGCGACCGCGTAGAAACCTTCGCCACGCGAGAGACGCACACAGTCAGAATAGGGGTGGTCAACCTCAAGACCCCGCGCCCAGGTCCAGATCGGATAGCTCGAGCCGGTCGCGAGGGTGTCGCGCATCTGAAACCCGAGATTACCCCCGATCGCGGCGCAGGATGTCTCGATGCGGATCGAGTAGGCCCGGCTGTCCGAGATGATCCAGGCTAGTGAGGCCGAGCATACGAACCGCCACGCCGCCGTGCCGTCCGCAATCAGCGTCGAGAATGCGTCCGCGCCGCCGGTGCCGGGGATCCCGCTCGGGCCCGGTCCCGAAGCAGCGGATGTTCCCGCGGTCGAGCAGTTGTAGATGTTGCCGTTGACGCTCGTAATGTCGCCGAGGCTATACGCCGTACTGGCCGCCCAGGTCTTGCGCGCCCCGTTGTTGTTGATTGGATACGGGTTGTCAGACAAGAATTTCTGTAACGTGAACCCGTACACGCCGGCGGTTTCGCCGTAGACGTGGAAGCCGTTACTGCCGAGCATGTACCGGAACGAGACATTGACCGCCTCGCCCTGCGACGACGCATCAATCCGGATGCCGTCGTAGTGATAATCGACCCGAACCTGATTGAAGAACGGCTTGAACGCACCGCCGGTAACCCGAATGGCGTATCCCGCTGTGCGACGAACGTTAGCGGCAACCGTGAGGTAAAGATCCTGGGCACCCATGTGGCCCGAGGTCGTGAACGTCATGAAATCGCCGGTCGCAGCGGTGCAGCGCAGCTGCGTCCCGCCGACGAAATCGCCCTGACCGATCAGCTTGACACTGTTGCCGTTGACGGGTGCCAGGGGGTCACAGTCGAACGCGCCGCGCGGGAGCACGACGACACCGCCGCCCGCCGACGTCGCCAGCGCCACGGCGGTGTCGATCGCGGCCTTGACCTGTGCCCCGGTCCAGCTGGCATTGGGGCGAACGAAGAAGCGTCCGGTCGGCTCCGTGTAGGGTGGCGGGATCATGAGCGCGCCCGCCGGCGAGCAGAACGCACCGACCAGCAGTCCGCCGACGCACAGCGAGAGGCAGCCGCGCCGGCTGGCCCGCTGGCGCTCGCGACTGTCGGCCCGCAGCGCCCTCTGCGCATCCACTGCCAGCGGTGACCGGAGGTTCGCCACGCAGCGAAGGGCGCGATCGGAAACCGCTCGCAAAAAATCCACGATCTTCACTGGCCGCGCTCCACGAACACACTCGATGCCGCATCCGGCGCGCAGCCCCAGTACGCTGAGGCGTTGGCCGGATACCAGGACTGGAACGTCGCCTGCGCCGTCGGAGTCACCGCGCCGTCGATACGGTAGCCGGACGTGCAGACCGTGTTATCGAACCCGATCATCACCCGGCCGGTGCCCTGAACCTAGAACGAAAAGCGCTTGAGCCCAGCGGTCGACAGCTGCGTGGCGGTACCCTGCGGGAGGGGGACCACCGCTGAGCCGGCTGTGAGGGGGGCGGGGGTGGTAGGGAGGGACCCAGCCGATCCCACCACATTGCCGTCCTTGTCGTAGATCGCGACCGGCTGCGTACCGGTACCAAACGGCACGCCGGGCGCCTTTAACGGCGGCGCTTCCGCGAATGCGCTAGAGGCACAGAGAAGCGTGGCCACTAGGCCGGCCAGACAGCGGATCATGGGCTCACCTTAAGATGGGCGGGCGCTCAGGCCTGCCAGTTGGCGGCGATGGCGGCGGGCACGCGCTCGGCCCAGACCCGCGCTGTGGTGTCGATATCGAGCCGCTTGTGGAGCTTCGCCTGACGCACCAGGACGAAGATCACCACGAACTTCCGCCCCCTCTCCGGGCCGGCCTCGCGGATCGGGCGGAAGCTCTTGCGGCGCTGAAAGCGCGCGGCCTGCCGGCGGTAGAAGGCATCGGCGACCAGCACGCCGCCGCTGCGGGTCGGAATGAAGCGGAGCTTGGTGCCGGTCTCCCGCTCCCACGCTGCGGGGGACAGGGTGTTGTCGGTCGAGCCCCTCGTGCGCCGCTTCGACAGCTGCCGGACGCCGGCATCGGGGGTCGGGATCGCGAGGTACTTGCCGCCCTTCGCGGTGATCGTCACGCCACGGTCGAAGGCGTCGATCAGCTTCGGGGCGTTCGTCGAGACGTAGGCCGCGGCGTCGGCGCTCTCCCCGGTCTTCGGGAAGGTCTGCCCGCGCCAGGTGTTGGCGAGGCGCGGCCCGAGCCCGGCTTCGCGCACCTCGGCGCGCAGGTCCTCCTTCAACCCGTCGGTGACCTGCCGCATGCCGGCTGTGACCGAGCGGGCGATCTGCACTTCGGTGCCGGCGAGGGCGCCTCGAACGTCCGGGACCTGGACGGTGGGTCTCACGGACCCGCATCCTCTGGATCGTCCTCGGCGACCGCCGCCACCTCGCAGGTGCGCACCAGGCGGTGGCTATCGATCGTGGCGAGCCCGATGACCTCGAACAGGCCGCCGGGCTCGCTGTCTTCCGCTCCCACCTCGAAGGTGTCGCCCTTGGCAGGGTTGGGCACCTCAGACAGGCGGACGTCGATCAGCATTGCGTCGAGGTCGAAGCGGTTTTCGCCCACCCCGATGACCGCCTCCGGCGAGCGCCGGCGGATGCGAACGGGCAGGCCATCGCCGGCACCGCCCGCGCGCCACACGGCGTCACGGCTGAGGTTCGGATCGTCGAAGAGGGCGTCCACCGCCATCGACAGGACGCTCATCGAGCGGCGCGCTGCCCCTTGCCGGCGTCGGCCTCGGTCTTCGCCTTCGAGGTATCGCCGACCTGCTTGCCCTGGTCGGCGCCCGGGCCGCCCTCGCTCTCGGCCACCGGGGCATCGATACCGGCGCCGGCGTCCGAGCCTTCGGCGACTTCGTGGGTGCCGGCGGCGAGCGCCGCCTGCGCCTCGTCCCAGCCCATGGTGACGGGCTCGGCGTCGGTCTTGCCCTTCTCGCGCAGCTTCATGGCGCGCATCCTCTCGATAAAGGCCTGCTGTGCAGGCGTCAGGACGATGGAGCCGCCCAGGGTGCCGGGCGGCCAGTGGTCGACCTCGTCGGCGACGAGCATGCGGATGGGCTGCATGCAGCGCCGGTCAGTTCGAGGTGGTGCCGCGCACCAGCAGCGCCGGGCGCTTCACGAGCGGGAGCGGGTTGGACTCGGTGTGGATGTCCATGCCCTTGCCGAACTTCTTCGGCTCGAGCGGGGCCACGAACACCTCGGCGTCGCCGATGGCCGGTGCCTGGTTCACCGCCGACCAGAAGTCGGGCGGCGCCCAGTAGTTCGTGAAGGTGTCGGTGGTGCCGAGCGGGAAGAACCGCACGTCGCCGGCCGGCACGAACCGCTCGGGCACGCTGGTGGTCCCGTCCTCCTGAACGTAGGAGGCGGAGCCGCGGTACTCCTCGAAGGTGATGCCGCCGAAGGTGAAGCCCTTGCGGACGTCCTCGCGCAGGATCTGCGGCCCCGACTGGTAGTACTTGAAGGCCTCCTTCACGCTCGCGTGCGAGGTGAACTTGCGGAACCATTCGGGAGAGGCGAGCGCGTGCACGCCGGTCATGGTCTCGCCGAGGAGATTGTCCTCCATGTAGCCGGTGACGTCCTGGCACTTGCCGAGCACGTCGGTCGAGGAAGTGCCCAGGGCGAAGTCCACCACCTGCTGCGTCACGCCGAACGCGACGAACAGGTCGAGGATGACCGAGCCGTCGTAATCGCGGATCACGCCCTTCAGCGCGTCCATCCGCAGCTTCTCCAGCGTGATCGCGTGCTTGTTGCGCATCACGATCAGCTTCCGGTTCAGGAAGCCCAGCACGGTCTCCAGGCCGGCGATGCCGTTCGGCGTGAGAGCCAGCATGTTCTGGACGTCGGTCGCCAGGACGCTGTCCTCGTGCGGGATGTGCGGCACCGGGAACGCCTTCGGCTTCTGCCGGCCGCGGGTGCCGAGCGACGCCGGGGCGCCGCGCGGCCGGGTCGGCAGCAGGTTCAGCACGCCGTTCTCGAGGATCACCGTCACCGTGGTGGTGGCGATCGGCTCGGGTCGGAACAGCCCGAGCGCGTTGATGCGCCCGTAGGCGTTCGGCACCAGCGTGATGTTGCCGGTGAGGGCGGACGCCGAGAAGGCGTCCTGGTTGAAGATGTCGAGGATCTCGGGCATCGCGGATCAGGCCCCCTGGCGGACGATGATGCCGACCGCGCCGAGCTGGGCGTTCGCCGCTGCGCGCTTCGTGGCATCGTTGATGGTGGCCCCGTAGGTGAGGCCGTTGTGGCTCGCGATGGCGTGCCGGGACACGATCACCGCCTTGGCGTCGGCGCTCGTCGCGTCGACCGGGAACAGCAGCACCGCGACGGCGGTCTGCGAGCCGTCGGAACCGGCGGCAGCGGCCGGCACGTACTTGGCGCCGACCTTGGCGAGCACGGTGCCGGAGACGAGCTTGCCGGAGCCCGCGGCGATGATCGCCGTGTCGCGGCTGCGGTAGGAGCCGTCCTCCGCCTTCAGCCAGTCGGAAGCGACGATCGCGGTCTCGAGGAGGGCCATGGGTCAGGCGTCCTTCTTCAGGCCGGCGCGGCGGAGCTCGCGCTCCATGCTGCTGGCGGAGGCGGTGAGGCCGGCGTTGCCCTGGGCCGCCGGGACGTGGGAGCGGATCGAGGTCTTCTCCTCGGCCGCGACGAAGCGCTCGAAAAAGCTCGCCCGGGCCTGCTCGACCGTCTTGCCCTCGGCGAGGAGCTTGTCGGCGGCGTCGGCCGGGATCGTCGGATCGACGCGGCGGGCGTGCTCCACCACCGTCTTCATCTCACCGGCGGCGTTGATGCGCGTCCGCGCCTCGTCGACCGAGACGCCCTCGGCGATCAGGGCGGAGGCCATCGACGGCACGCCGCCGTTCACGCAGAGCTTGGCGATCTCCGCCGCGTCGGCGCGGGTGCTGGCGCTCGACGTCGAGCGATCCGCCTCCGCCTCGGCAGCGGCGATGTCGCGATCGAGGTCCGTCACCTTGCCGGCGGCGGTGTCGAACTCGCGCTGTTCGTCGTCGGTCATCGAGCGGCCGCGGGCGGCGGCGGCAAGCTCGGTCATGCGGGAGGAGGCCTTCGCGCGATCATGGCGAAGGCCCGCGAGATCACGCGGCATTCGGTACTCCTGGGGTGGGCGGATGGGCGGGCGATGTGCCCTGGCCCGGCTCGGCCGGGATGGGAGGCGCGGCTACCGCCGCGTGGCGCGGACGGCGCGCTCGTTGGCGGCGGTCCGGCTCAGATCCTTGAGGGTGGCGTCCTGGGTCCGGACGCGATCGGCCATGCCGGCGGCGACGGCATCGGCGCCGACCTTCATGCCGCCGGCGCCGAAGTCGGAGCGGACCCGCGCAGGGGTGGTCTTCCGGCCCCGGGCCACATCGGCGATGAACTGGGCCTCGATGCCGTCGAGGAGCGCCCGCACCTGGCCGGCGCCGTCCTCCGACTGCGGGTCGGGCCGCTTGTTCGGCGCGTTCGAGGACACGATCTCGATGGACAGGCTGCCGGTTGCGTCCGGTTCGACCTGCTTCGAAAGCGCCGCCACCACGCCGATCGAACCGAGCATGCCGGTCTTGTCGGTCACGAGCTCGCCCGCGGACGAGGCGATCCAGTAGGCCGCCGAGGCCGCCGAGCCCGAAACGTGGGCGACCACGCGCTTGACGCCCCGCAGGGCGTAAAGCTGATCGGCCAGGGCGTTGATCCCGGTCGGCGAGCCACCGGGCGAATCCACCAGGAGCATGATGGCGCCGACGTCCGCGCTGTCGCGGGCGAGCGCCAGGTCTCGCGCCAGCATCGCCGTCGAGGCGCCGGTGCCGGACATCTCGGTCATCATGTTGGCGCGCGGGAAGATCGGGCCGACGATTGGGATCACCGCCACGCCCTCGCGGGTGAGCATGGCGTAGCGGGCGCCGTCGAGGCGCTGCGCGGTCGGGCCGGCGGCGGCCTGCAGGTCGAGGCGGAACCAGTCCTCCCCCTCGGCGGCGCGGCGATCGGCGCGGCCGGCCCGGTCGAGGCTCGCGAGACTCGCCATGAAGTGCAGGTAGTCGGGACGGATCGCCCACGGCTCGGCCGTCAGGGCGTGGAGCGCGCTGGTCATGGTCACTCTTCCGGCTGGGTCGGCGCGGGGGAGGGCTTCGGCGGCGGCTCGCTCCCGCCAGGCGCGGCGTCAGCCGGCGACGCCGGCTTGACCGCGTTCCGCCCGTCGCTGGTGTAGGCAAGGCCCATATCGTCGGCCCGCTCGTTGTCGGCCTGGTTCTCGGCGTCGATCGTCTCGGCGTCGAAACCGCCCTCGGCGACCTTGCGGGCGCGCGAGGTGAGACCCGCCTGGATCTCCTTCGTCTTGCCCTCGACGTCCTGCACCGGGTGGATGTAGGGCCAGGCCTGGGGCACCCAGTTCGCGGCGTAGACCGCGGCGCGCGGCATCCCGGCCGGCGGCTTCAGGGCGCCCGACATCAGGGCGAGGTCGATCCAGCGGCGCCAGATCGGGCGGCAGAACTGGAACACGACCTGATGATGCTGCAGCGCCTCGACGCCGCGGCGGAAATCGTTGAGCGCGGCGCGCAGCGTGCGATCGTCGAGCGTGCTGTAGTCGCCGCTTAGGATCTCGTAGAGCAGCCCGCACGCCGCCGCGATCTGGCGCTTGGCCTCGCGGACGAACATGTCGAAGTTCGGCCCGACGTCCTTCGGATCGGAGAACTGCACCTCCTCGCCGTCGGCCAGGACCTGCAAGGTGCCGGGTTCGAACTCCAGCGACACGGCACCATCGTCGTCCGCGCCATCCGTCCCGAGCGGGCCGGAGCCGGCCGGGCTGTCCGCGCCCTCTTCCATGGACCGCTTGATGAAGCCGACGAGGCGCGCTGCGTTCTTCTTGCGGACGAGTTCGGCGTCCAGGTAGCCGTCGAGGTCGTAGAGCGTGCGCAGCGCCCGGGCGAGCCAGGGTTCGCCGCGGTCCTGCCCGGGGCGCATCGCCCGGTAGAGGTGCGCCACGTCGTCCGCGGGCACCTCGGCGAGTTCGAGGCCGGCCGGCGCCATGATGCCGTCGCCCGGGTGCTCCCGGTAGAGGAAGTAGCTCTGGCGCCGGCCGATGGCATTGTACCGGATGCCCTGGCGGACGTTGTTGCCGGGCTCGGTCTTGAGGTGCGGGCAGTGGTCGCCCTCAAGCACTTGCAGCTGCAGCGGCACCGACAGGCCGTCCGAGAGGAGCCGGGCGCGCAGGCGGGTGAAGGTCTCGCCGCCCTCGACCATGCCGCGCACCGCGATGGCCTGCAGGCCGTAGAAATCGTGCGCGCCGATGCTGTCGGCCTCGTCGGTCCAGGCAAGGAACAGCGCCTGCAGCCCGGCGCGGAACGCCGCGTCCTCGGCCTTGATCCGCTTCGCATCTTCCTCTGACATGCCGGCGGTGGAGCGCGCCGCGGTGGAGCGCGGCACAATGCCGGTGCCGACGATGTTCGACACCAGCCGGTCGACCGCGGCGCCGGCATAGGGGTTGCGCCGGGTCTGGTCGCGGCTTTTTCGCCGCAGCTCGTCCAGCGCGTAGGTGACGGCGGTGTTCGGGCCATAGCTGCCGACCCGCCAGGAGCGCGAGCGGCGACCGCGCCCGCCCGCGACATCGTAGGCTGGGGCCTCGAGCGTGCCGGCCGGCTCGCCGTCGAGGTCCATGGCGACCGGCGCGACGTACTGGCCGGTGCCCTTGACCCGGAATCGGACCGGCGGGGCGACGCTCACCACCCGCTGCGCCCCGTCATCACGACCTGGGTGGTGCGCCGCACGACCGTGCCGCCGGTCGCGGCCACCAGCGCGGCGATGTCCCGGTCCAGGTCGCGCAGCGCCTTCTTCATCTCGTCGTAGCTGCGGTAGGTCACGCGACCCGTATTGTCGGCGCCCTCGACGGTGAGCACGCCGCTCGCCATCGCCGCGCGCAGCTTCACCCGCTGGGCACGGAGCTTCGCGAGTTCCTGTTCCGGCGTGTCGGCCATGCTCACCTCATGGGCCTGTTGTTGACCCGGCTGCGCCGGACGGCGCGTCGTTGCAGGTTCCGGGCGGCCAGCGTGCCGGCGGCGACGGCAGGCGGCAGCGAGGCCTCGTCGATCGTCGGGCGGGCCTGCTCGATGCCCAGCGCTGCCTCGAGGTCGCGCCAGTGCAGTTCTCGCCACCGGTCCCAGCCACGCATCGCGGCGAGGCCGCGGGCGTAGTTCGCGCAGTCCAGCACCTCGTTGCGCCGGCCGCCGATCGGCACCCACTCGCGCCGGGTGCGGCCGCGCGTGACGTGGGTGACCAGTTCCTCGGCGGTCAGCTGCTTGACCTGATCCTCGGGCACGTCGCGCGGCAGGTGCACGAAGCCGGCCGGGAAGGGATTACCCTCGGCCGGCCGCTGCAGGGCGAGGCAGCCCATCAGCTCCTGCTTGGCGAACGACGCACCCACCCGGATCGTCTTCAGCCCTCGCCGCAGCTTCTTGCCGGCGGGGGTGGTGTCCTTCGCCCCCACGCCGAGGAAGGCCGACGCGTAGCTGTCCTGGCCGTCGACCGCGTGCACGTTGCCGCGCCCGCCCTGGGAGCGGACGAAGGCGTAGACCTCGGCGGTGAAGCCGGAGCTGTCGATGCCCCAATCCCGCACCGCCATCTCGGCGCCGGCGTCGTGCTGCCACGTCTCCTCGAACATGGCCTCCAGATCGGCCCACACCTCCGGCCGATTCGTCGGCCCGGGCAGAACTCGGTGCTCGACCAGCCACCGTTCCCGGTTGCGACCGAAGCCCCAGACCCCGACCTCGAGGCGGTCCTTCTGGACGTCGACCCCGGCGAACAGGATCAGCGCCGCCCGGCAGACCGTGCCCGACAGGTAGGTGTCGCGCCGGGCGTAGACGTCGTGCCAGTCCGGCGCGTCGGCGCCCTCCTTCCAGGTGCGGGCGAGCTGGGTGTTGAAGAAGGTCCGCAACGTCTCCGGCCCGCGTCGCAGCGCCCTCGCGAACTTCGTCACCGTCTCCCGGATCGTCTGCTTCGGCGCGTAGAGCTTCGAGGCGACGCCGCCGGCATGGTCGTTCGGCACGGCCTGCCCGCCGCAGTGACGGCAGAGCGCCCGCCGCACCCCGTGCGCCAGGGGCGCCCACCGTTCCGGCGTCTGCGGCTCACCGCAGCAGGTGAACGACCGGGTCTGCCGCCACTCGATGCGCTTCAGCGCGACGAGGCGCTGGGCCTCGGTCCATGGCCGCTCGCAGGCCTCGCACTCATACCGCGCCGTGTGGGTATCGATCTTGCCGGCCTCGTCCTTCTCGAACCGGACCCGCTCCCATTCCAGCGACTGCCATGCACCGCAGCCCGGGTGCGGGCAGCGGACGAAGGCCTTACGCTGGTCGCTCTCCTCGTAGCTCGCCTCGATGGCCGAGCGCCCGGCAATCGTCGGCGAGCAGGCCACCACCGTCAGGCTGTTCGCCTTGAACTCGGCCTGCCGCTCCTCGGCGAGGTCGATCGGCGGCCCCTCTCCGCCGGCCGATAGGGGGTACTTGTCGATCTCGTCGCAGACCAGGAGCCGGATCGGCCGCATCGCGAGGTTGGTCGGGCTGTTCGCGCCCACCAGGGTGATGTGCCCGCCCGGGAACTGCTTGTGCGACAGGGTCGCGCCGGCGTCCCGGGACTTGGCCTCGCCGAACAGGTCGGTCAGGACCTTCGTGTCCCGGATCATCGGCGCCAGCCGGTCCTTCGAGAAGGTCTCGGCCGCGTCGTCCTTCGGGAACACCCCGAGCATCGGGCAGGGATCGACGTGGGCGAAGCGGCCGATGACGTTCTCGATGAGCGTCGTCTTCAGCAGCTGCGTGCACGCCATCAGCGTGATCTTGCTGACCCCGGGCTCGGTGGCCCAGAGCATCGGGCCGCGGGCCACCTCGACCCGCGACACGAAGAACTTGCCGCCGTTCGAACTCTCCTTGCTCAGCTTCCGGTACCGCTCGGCCCACTGAACCACGTCGAGGTTCGGCGGCGGGGTCATGCCGCGCCGCCAGGACCGGCGCAGGCTGCCGACGTCAGCCGGCCTCGGGGGAGCCGAGATCGGGGGCGCTGGGCTCGCCAAGCTCGGCGAGGTGCTGTTGGACATAGGTGGCGAGGACCTGGGTCAGCGTCCGGGCATCGACCTTCAGCGCGTCCGCCATCTCGATGCCGACCCGGGCCGGCCAGGCCAGCCAGGCGTCGCGCATCGCCCGAGCCTCGTCGAAGAAGGCGGCCTCGGCCTCGGCCCGGTCGACCAGCTTGCCCTGCTTGGTCAGGTACTCCTGCCGGCGGAGCAGGCCGAGATGGTTCTCCTTCCGCTGCGCGGCCGCGGCGAGCGAGAGGTTCGGGTTCTCCGGGTCGAACTCCGGGGGCTCCCCCGGTTCATCGTCAGGCTCGGGCGGGAGCGCCTGTCTGGGTGGCGCGCCCTGGCTCGCCTTGCTCGGTTGCGGCGCCGGGCGCTCGCGGGGATCGGGCTCGGCCCTCGGGATGGCGCGGATTGGGCGGTGTGTCGTGCCGCCCCGGTTCGTGGCCGGCCTCTGGTCGAGGTTCCATTCGGTGGCCTCGACCTCGACCCGGCCATCGGCGGTGACCGCCAGCAGGCCTTGCCCCTTCCACTTCGTGACGATCGCCTTCGAGACGCCGCGGTGCCGGGCGAACTCGGCCTGGGTCATCGTCGAAGAGCGTTCACTCGAGGCGTTCACCGTTCACCGTTCACGGGTTTTGGCACCCTGGCGCTAGGAAACTCGGGGGCCCCGACCACCCGTATAGGTCCATACCCCCCAGGGGCCCTGACACTTCGGGGCGGGGCAGGTCAGTCCCCACCACCGCCGCTCGACCCGCCGCTGTCCGACGCCGATGAGCACGACCCACTGTCGCTCGACCCACCCCAGGACGATCCGCTGTCGTGGTGGCTGTGACAGGACGAGGTGTCGGGGGCGGCATGCCCACGGTAGAGCGGCGACAGGGGGCTGAGCGGGCTGAGGATCATGCCCGAGGGCGAGGCGGGGTTCATCGGGCTGTCGTCCCACGAAGAGCGGGAGCTGCGAGATCCAGGCGCGTCCAGCAGCCTCGCGCGGCGCAGCCTGTCCTCTTGCTCCCGACGCCTCTGCTCTTCCTCACGCCGCCGTTTGCTGAACCAGCCGAACATGACGACCTCGCCTGTACTTCAATAAATCTCACCTCATCTGCGTTTTTACTGTTGACGCCGCAAGTAAAGCAAAGTACAACATAAGCACAGACAGAGGAGAGACACAGATGACCAAGACCGGCCTCACCCACATCCTGATCAACATCAAGACCGGCCAGCAGCAGAGCAAGCCCCTCACCCGGACCTGGGCCGATCGGATGGCCGATCAGCTGAACAGCCTGATGGGCGCGGGGACGGTTCTGGTGGTGCCGGTGGGTTGGCAGGGGGTGGGGCTCGACTGAGCCCCCCCTCACCGCGGGGCGGCCCCCTCGGCCGCTCTCCTGCTCATATCCGCTGTCGGGGCGGAGCTACTGACTTGGCGGTCATTAAGCGCCAAAGCTAACGCACGACAGGTGCCGAGACACCGCCGTGCTAAGACCCGTCAGATATCACGCTACCTCCTTGAATTTCAAGCCTAAGCGCTTCGCTGCGCTGTGGGTGCAGGTGGCCGAATACGGCAGCGCGCCGATCGCGACTAAGTGCCGGATCAGGGGCGGGACCTCGATGTAGGGGTGGCTGTCGCGTAGGGTGGCATCGAACTCGCCCCGCAGGATGCGCATGCGCAGGTCCTGCACCTCACCCTGGTTCAGCACCGCCCAGCGGTCCGAAGCGCCACGGACGATACGCTCCAGGCCGTAGATGCCGGCGACGTTCTGCGTGGAGGGGTCGAGACCGAAGAGCACAACACGGGCCATCAGCGGGCGCTCGGCGACGATCCGCTTGCGGTTCTGCACCCGCCAGAACCTGAGCATCGGCAGCACCGTGTCCACGCCCCTGCGGGCCATGGCGTCACGGACGGAGAGCTCGCACCCCGGGTTGGTCACAGCAGCGTGCCAGCGGACGGGGTTCGGCTCGCCGGCGGCTTGGGCCATCGCTGTTTCCCGGCGGCTATCCCGGGGCCAGCGGCAGCGGTCACCGAGGCAAAGGTTAGGGGCAGCCGGTAGCACCGGCGCATCCGTCGCTTCGCCGGCAGCTTGAGCGAGGGCGGTCGAACGGCGAGACATCGAGAACTCCACGCTGCAGGATGAGGCCGGCGCCGGAGCGCCGACCCGGGTGTCAGACCGCCTCGTAGGTCGCGGCGAAGATGTCGGGCTTGCAGGGGTAGAGCTCGCCCTTCACGCCGCGGATGATCCAGTCGCCCACTTCGGCACGCATCGTGCCTTCGAGCGTCGGGATGAGCAGCGCGGGGTCGCCCAGATCCTGCTCGACGGCCTCGCAGGACGACCCGGCCAGCAAGGGCTCGACGGTCGTCATGTTGCCGTCCCAGAGCACCGCATCGATCTCGACCGGCTTCTTGCGGAAGCGGGCCATCACGCGGCCTGCGCCTTGCGCGCCGCGGCCTGCTGGCGGCGGATCTGACCGAGCCCCGACGCCTTCGCGAGCTCGGACCGCTGCGCCGCGTAGTTCGCCGCCACCATCGGGTAGTCGTGCGGCAGGCCCCACTTGCGGCGGTACTCGTCAGGGGTGAGCCCACGGGTCGTCAGGTGGCGCTTCAGCGACTTGTAGGGCTTGCCGTCCTCGAGGCTGATCAGGTGGTCCGGGGTGACCGTCTTGCGGATCGGCACCGGCGGGACGGACTTCTCCTCGACCGGCGCCGGCGTGCCGAGACCCGCGAGCGCCGCGTGGGTCGAGGCGATCAGGCCGGGTAGTTCCGCGACCGGCACCGAGTTGTGGGCGACGTAGGCGGCGACGACCTGGCCGGCGAGAGCTACGAGATTGGCGGGGAGGGCGGTGGCATCGTGATCGGACATGGTGGGCTCCTGGTGGATGGGCCCTCCCACCTCTGCGGGGAAGGGTGGCCCGCGGTGGCGGGATTCGGGAAAAGGTCAGGCCGCTTCGCTCGGCACGCCGGCCTTGGAGAGGATGCGGCGATCGAGCTTCAGGCCGCCCATGCCGCCCTCGGTGACCCGGGCGAGCTCCTGTTCCGAGACCGCGTTGCGGGGGAACCGCATGCTGCGGGCCAGGTCTTCGGCGAGCCGCGCGACCTTGGCGCGGTCAGCATCCGTCGGGTCCGGCATGACCTCGGCATCGAGGATGCTGCTGACGCGGTGAAGCTCGGTCTCGACCGGCGCCATGATGGCACGCACCTCGGCGACAATCTGAGGCTCGGTTGGGCAGCGCCCGCGGTCCCACGGCGTCACGGCCCGGTTGTGCCGGAACCGGTGAACGGCCTCGGCCACGGCCCAGACGGGATAGGGCGTCAGGGTGTTGACCAGGCGTTCGATCGTCGCCGCATCCGAGATCTCGTCGGCGCCGTAGGCCGGGAATACGAACACGAGTTGCGCCGCCGCCGGCTGGTGAGCTTTGCCGCCCTGGCGGAGAACGGCCTGGAGCTCGTCGCGGCGCGACTCGAGCACGCCTCGCTCAGCGACGGCCGGCGCCAGCGAGGCGGAGATTGCCTTGCGCCGGAAATTGCCGGGGATCTCCTGCAGCCGACCGTGGAAGAGGCCGGTCAGGTCGGCCATCGCCCTCGTGGTCGATGATGGGGCCGTCATCGTCGATGGACGGGTCTGTCTCGTCGTCGGGAGCATCGGAACCTCGTGAGAGATCGCGGAGGAACAGGGCACGGCGGGCGGCGGGGCTGAGGGGGCGATCCGGCTGCCCTCGTGGCAGCGGTCGACCGGGCGGCGGACGGCGGCGGGACACCTCCCGCAGCCGGTTGCGAAGTGTCCGCGGCCAATCAATTTTTCGGGCTTTCGCACCGCCTTCGGCCAGCCAGTAGTCGCAGAACTCGGCAAGCGCCGCGTCGGCCTCGGCGTCGGTCAGGCCCATCTCGGCGCAGACGGCCCGAGCCTCGGGGCTGTCGGCGAAATCGGCCGTGAGGCGGCGGGCCCTGGGCTCGGATGTGGCCTTCGGCGTCACGGCACCGGGCTGGGCTGCCGGGGCGGCGCCTGCCTCGACCGGATCGACCAATTCGGGCAGCTCGGCGTCGTCGGCCCCCTTGGGGGCTGTCGATCCGTCAGGATCGACTGGGGGAATGGGTTGGGTGGGGGTTTGATTATTATCTTTGGGGGAGGGGTCACGTGACGGTGGCGTGACTGTAACGTTACCGTCACGTGACAAGGCGGCATCCGACTTGGCGCGGCTCTTCGCGGTTCGGGCTCTCTGATCGGCTTTCCGGGCTTCATCGGCGGCAAGGCGAGAGGCCTCAGCTGCCTCAAACCGTGCACGCTCTGCCTCGACCGCGGCGACGGCGATCTCGATGGCTTCCATCGGAGCGCCGGCATCGCGAAGCTGCTTGATGAGGACGGCGATGCTCATGCAGCCACCCCTGACGGCCGCTCCACCGCCGCATCGACACGCCCCCGGCAATCGGGATCGTCACAGGCCGTCCACACACGCTTGAGCCATTGGCGGAGGCCCGGCTGCCGGCGGCTGTAGGGCGTCCAGGTCGCGACGCCGCAGAAGGTGCAGAAGTAGGGATCGGGGCCGGGCGCGACCTCGCGCGCCGGCAGATCACCGATGAACAGGTCCGGGGTCGGCGCCCGCAATGCCGTGAGCTTCGGACGCGCCATGGCAGCTACTCCGCCGCCGAGGCGAAGAGGTCGGCCCGGGCACCCTGGCGCTCGGCCTCGCCCAGATATTTCACCGCCTGGGTGTAGTAGCTGCCCTTGAGCTCGGTCCCGAGGAAGCGCCGGCCCTGCAGCAGGGACTGGTAGCCCTCCGAGCCGATGCCCATGAACGGCGAATAGACCGTCTCGTCCGGGTTCGTGTATTGCCTCACCAGCCGCTCGGTGAGGTCGAGCGGCATCGGGCACAGGTGCTTCTCGGCCTCCGCATCCCGGGCGACGCGGACGTTGAGCACGTCCGTCTCATCGGTGTCGTACCAGACGCCCGAGGTCATCCAGATCGGCTGGGCGAGGTCCTGCCAGGTCTCGAGCGGGTGAATCTCCGGGTCATGCAGGACGGGCGGTACGGCATCCATGCCGTCGGCCCACTTGCGAAACACGACTATGTACTCGGGCAGGCCGCCGCCGGTGCGCGCCGCGTCGGTACGGAAGTTCTTGTAGAGGAGCCGGTCGCTCTTCGTCTTCTGCATCTCCCGGACCGGGCAGCGGTCGATCGTGATGCGGCGGTGGAAGGTCCAGCCCTCCTCGACGTGCGTGCGGATGCACTCGCCGGTGAAGTCCCTGATGCCGCGGTCACCGCGCTCGCTGGCGTTCGAGTAGAAGACGAGATCTTTGACGTGGATCGCCGTCAGCCGGCCGGGCTTGGTGACGCGGAACAGCTCGCGCACCAAGTGCCGGTAGCAGGCCTGAAATTCCTCGTCCGAGCCGACGTTGCCCATGTCGCGCTCGCTCTCGCTGTAGATGTACAGCGAGGAGAACGGCGGCGAGTAGACCGAGAAGTCGACGCTATTGTCGGGCATCTCGGCCGTGAACTCGACGGTGTCGGTGTTGTAGACGGCGAAGCGGCTGCTGATGTGCGAGTCGAAGACGTTCACGGCACCATCCACGCCGGCAGGCGTGCTCCCTGTTGCGGATCGTAGGTCTCGAGGACGCGGTGGGACTGGGCCGCCCGCGCCATGGCGGCCGACATCGCCAGCTTCATCGCCGTATGGTCGCCGGCCTTGCGGTTCACGACGTCCCAGATCGACGCCTCGGTGTCGGCGCACACGACGTGGGCGATGACCTCGCGCAGCTGGCGGAAGCGCCAGCACCGGCGGACGGCCTGGTAGAAGGCCTCGTAGGAGAACGAGAGGCCCATGAACGCCATGCGGGCGCAGTGCTGCCAGTTCAGGCCGAATCCGGCGATCGACGGCTTGGTGATGAGGATGCGGACCGCACCGGAGGAGAAGGCGGCCAGCCGCTCCTCCTTCTGATCGATCGACATCGACCCGCGCACTTCGGTCGCCTCGGGCAGCAAGGCCTTGAGGGCGTCGGCGTCGTAGTCGGTTTCGACCCAGCAGACCCACGCCTCGCCCGGCTCCGCCCGCACCAGCTCGGCGACGCGGGCGGCGCGCTCGTCCTTGGTGAGGCGCTTCTCCTGGTGGATCGATGTTGCCGACGCGCTCGGGATCCGGAACAGCCGGCCCTGGCCGCCCTTCTCCTCGCCGGCGTCGATGCTGCGATCGGCCTGGACGACATGCCGGCGCACGTCGAGCCCGGGCATCACGAACCCGTCGTCCGAGAACCCGAGATCGCTGGGCTTCGAGACGCACCGCGCCCAGGACGCGACCCAGTCCCAGAACGATCGCACGGCCGGTTTCTTCAGCCGGTAGCGGCCCGCGTTCGCCTGGTCGGCGATGAACCAGCGCGACAGCATCTCAGGCGGGCGCATCACGCCCAGGAACTCGCTGTGCTGGCCGAGTTCGGTGTGGTCGTTCGGCGCCGGGGTCGCGGTGCAGCAGAGGCGGTATGACGTGCGCGCGAAAGCCTCGACCAGCTTGCGCTTCGTGGACCCGGTGAAGCTCTTGAGGATCGAGCTCTCGTCCAGGATCACCCCGGCGAAATCATCCGGGTTGAAGCGCTCGAGCCGCTCGTAGTTCGTGATCGCGATGCAGGCCTGATCCGGCGCGGCGCCGAACCGTGACAGGCGAGCCTCGACGCCGATGCGCTAGGCCTCGGCATGGTGCTGGGCCGCGACGGCGAGGGGTGCCAGCATCAGCACCGGCCGATTCGTCCGGCGGGCGACAGCATCGCCCCAGGCCAGCGCCAGGGCCGTCTTGCCGAGGCCGGTATCCAGGAACTCGGCAGCGCGGCCAGCGCGCAGCGCGAACTCCAGGCAGTGCTCCTGATGGGGGAACAGGCCCGGGAGGATGTCCCGGCTGCCGACGTCGGCGAAGCCCTGCGGCTCGGCGGCGACACGCTTACGGGAGATGAGGTCGCGGTAAGAGGCGATGTCGCCTAGCGACGCAACGCGGACGACCCGCGCCACGGGCGAGGCAGAGGTCGTGGCCGGCGCGGTAGCGCTGACGACCTCGGCGGGCGCGGTCTGGCCCTGCACGAGGCTGCGGTAGACTGGGTAGAGGTGCTTGTTCTTGCGCGGATCGGTCGAATGCCGCATCTCGCCAGTCCGCACGATGACGCCCTCGCGGATGGCCTGCATCCACACCGCGCCCCAGGCATTCGGGTGGCGCGGCCGCACCGGGCAGGCAGCAAGCACGTCGTCGATGTGGACGGTGAGCTGGTCCCGAGCGAGACGCACGATCGTGGCGTAGGCGAGCGCCTTGAAACCGGGTTGCTCGGCCGCCTCTGCCTCGGCGGCGACCTGCATGCCGGCGTCACGCCGGACTTCAGCGACAGCCAGCGCGGTCACGGGCGATCTCCATGGGCATCGAGCACGGCGCTCAGGAAGGCGTTGGGGGAGGTACCGGCTCGCTCTGCGAGGGCGCGGACACGGGCCTGCGTCAGGGCCGAGAGGTGCAGATCGGCCGGCGCGGCCGTCAGCTCGATCCCACGGGCGCGGTTGGCGAGGCGGCGGATGTGGCCGCGCTCCACCAGCGCATCAAGCAGCCGGCCGATCCCGGATTTGCTGCGCAATCCGACGCCCGCCCGCATCTCGTCGTAGCTCGGCAGCAC